ACTGCCATACCGTAGGCTTCTTCGTCGGCCTGACCGTCCAGTGCTCTTGACCATATGACTGAGCCGTCTGCGGCATCTACCTTGGTAGTGGCAACATAGTCATCTGTGCCGTTGTAGGCATATCCAACCATAACCGGGTCACCGTCTGAAGCCACATCCACTACTGAACTTTGACTACTGAATCCAAAGTCATAGATCTTGCTCCATAGTACACTGCCATCAGTGCTGTCAATTTTGGTCAAAGTGGCATTGTCCTGTCCTTCAACATCTGTCTCGCCTGCTACATATATCGAGTTGCTGTCGTTGTCCACTGCCAGCCCCCAACCGTCTGTGTAAAATTCATCGTCAAATCTTGCTGTCCATATCTTGGCGCCAGTTGTGGTGTACTTGCCCACGGAATAATAACTACTACCACCACCATCGTCGTTGAAATGATTGAACAAGGCAATCACATTGCCCGCTGAATCGTATTCCACGCTGATTGCTAGTGACACAATGTCTGTTGGAGCACCGTTTTGCGTTTCAAATGTCTGCACCCAAACATTGGCATCACCTGTAGCACCACCCAATACTGAGTTACCTTCGCTGTCAAGAATGTCACCGCCAGTTGGTAGATTTAGATTGCCATCTTCCCCAAATGTCCAGCGTCTTAGAGTAGAGTCACTCAAGTTAATGTCAAGGTTGATGTTGCCTTCGCTCTTGATGTTTCCTGGAATAGTTAAATCACCAACATTGTCAAACGTCCAAGTAGGATACTCTTCTGGGTCGTCATTGGTGGACCAGCCTGTGTTAATTCTAACTTGATCTGCCGCTGAAAGAGAAATATCATTACCATTGGCTTCAATCCAAATATCGTCTGCGGCAGTAAGATTTATGTCAGCATCTTGAGTACCTGTTCTGGTGGTTTCAAGAGTAAAATCTTTGTTGGCCAAGGTCAGTGTTGTGGTACCTTCTTCCACTTCAACCACAATGTCGCCAATGTCGCCACCTGTTCCCACAAAGCCAGCAATGTCATTCCAATAGTCAAATTCGCTACTGCTTTGATCGTCTAAAATGGTCCAAGATACAAAGTCGGTGGTACGAGCAATTTGTTCATCGTCATTGCCAATGTAGAAATAACCATTGATGTAGTCCATGGCGTCAATGTATGTTCCGTTACTCCAAGTCAGTGTTGCTGTGCCAGTGAACGGTGCTAGTCCACTGGTGTCAAATGGTGTGTCTAATATTTGGTCTGTGTATAAAGAATTATCGGCGGACTTCCAGTAAAACGTGCCGTTATAGCCTGAGACTGACGAACCGCTGATAACGACTTTCTCGCCCGAGGTTCCATTATTCCCACTGCCACTGAATGTTACCTGTGGTGGGCTGGCTTGTGTAATTGCTGAAATAGTACGAGTGTATGGTATCGGCGTGACAATCTGCCAGGTTTGCCCGTTGTCATCACTCCACGCCACGTGTCCGTCACCGTCTCCTGCCGCAAGGTATCCATTACCGCCTGCTGTTTCAACAGTGTCACCCGCGTCAATGCCAAGATCTTGAATATCAGTAGCCCATGGATCAATTGGCCCGGCGAATGTGCCGTTGCGTGGATCGAGGTTGGTGTTGACACCGGCTATACTGTCTTCACCTTCCATGTACCACGCTGAGCCATTCCATGCTGCCCGGTAAGTTATGTTCATACTAAAACATCTAGCAGAAGTCACTGTGGCTGTTAGGTCAGTGATGTATACGCCACCGCCGTTGGCATCACCGCTTTCGTTGTCGCCGACGCTGAACATCCAACCCACTCCATTGTAGTCTACGTCTGAAAACTCCCAATCGCTGTCCACAGGATCGTTACCAAAAAACTCTACCACTGTTTGATCAACAGTTAGAAAAGCCCAAATTCTACCATCTGTACTATAGCCGTATACACCTTGTGTAAAACTTGATCCGGTTGGAGTATAACTACCTACTGCCACAAAGTATCCGCCGGCGTAGTCAATTTGATTCCAGTCAATATCTTGACCACCGATTTCATCGGCAGTGCCACTGCTGCCGCTTACGTATGTTGATGCTTCCAGCCCAGCGAATGTGGTCCAACTCAGTTGATCGCTTTGAATCATGGCCACTGTGACACCGTTGGTGGCCACACGACCAATGCCTTGAACTAGATCAACTGCCGTGGTCCAAGTGACACCGTCTGTGGATTTGCTGACTGTGCCGTCTTCGTTGACTACGACAAAAAAAGTACCTATTGCGCCACTATTCTGTCCAGTGTAGGCTGTGGTCTGTATACTGCCGTCTGGGAATTCTATGCTACCGTCGCCCTGAAATTTCCAATCATGGCTAACAGTATCTTCTGTATCTGTGCGATCAAATGATCTAATGGTTAGGCCACTGCGATCTTCATCCTGCCAGTTTAGTTTAATCTGTGCTCGTTCGTCACTGTCACCTTCACCACTGTAGGCTCGAATAAGTTGTGTGCTATCTTCGTCAACCTCTACATTGATCCAACGCATTGAAGTTGTGCCATCGGCACAGTCTTGTACAAATCTACCACCATTTGTACCAGTGACAATATCATCTGGTGCTGTTAGTATACCAGTCTGTCCAAAGTTCCAAGTATAGCTACTGCTATCTTCACTGTTGACTGTGATGTTGATGTCGTTTTCGCTCTTAATATCACCTGGAATAGTTAAATCACCATCTGTGCCAAAACGCCAAACATGACTGTCTCCTGAAGCACCAAATGAAACTGTTTCACCCTCATCAAGAAATCCAGCGGTAATATCTTGAGCAACATGAATTTTCCACCAATTACCAGGTTCTTCAACGACGTCTGTGATTGTGGCAGTTATGGGTGTTCCCCATGATGTGGTCACTGTATCACCTACGCTGACAGCGGAGCCCAAGTTAGGATAGGTCTCGTGGTCAATAAACACCCGCCACACGCCACCCGGTGGCACAAGTTCATCTACCGTACCAACTTCAATATTCTGTGGGCCAAGGTTTCTATTATCTGTGCCAATCTCCACACCAAATTGAGCAGTTGGGTTGAGTTCATATCCAGGCAATTTAACATAGTTGTGGTCATCACCTAGGAACAGGTCACTGGCGGGTGGATTACTGTTACTACCGTCAAAGGCAATATGGAAGTGTTGTGCTACACCTGGCACTTCCATGTCAGTACCCATGGCCAATGTGCCTCTATTGGTGGACAGTATCAGTCCGTCACCGTTTGTGATAGTGTCTTCGCTAAATGTAAAGTCTCCAGTGTTGGCATTACCGCCACCGCCAGTGTAGGCTGTGGTCTGTGTAGTACCATCTGGGAATTGTAATCCGCCGTCGCCTTGGAAGGTCCATTCGTGTTCAACTGTATCTTCTGAATCAGTGCGATCATATGATATAATTCTTAGACCGCTACGATCACTGTCTTGCCACGCTAGTTGAATTCGACCTCGATTTAGACCTGTTTCCTCATCGGGATTGCCAGTGTAGGCTCTAATGATACTAGCGTCTTCATTTACAGGCATATTGATCCAACGCACACTGGTATTGGCACCTTCGGTACTGTCTATGTAAATGTGTCCGCCATCGACGCCGCCGACAACAATGTCGCCAGGAGCGGTTAAATCACCTGTCTGTCCAAAGTTCCAAGTATAGCTACTGCTGTCTTCACTGTTGACTGTGATGTTGATGTCATTGTTACTGGTTAGACTATCGCCTGTGCCACCAACGCCTAACACACTTGTGCCTGTGCTGTCTAAAATGTCTCCACCTACTGGCAGTGTTAGATTGCCATCAAGGCCAAATTGCCAAATAGATTCATTTTCTGTGCCGTAACTTGTGCCGATTTCAACATGCAAATTATCGTTTATCTGTATATATTGCTGACCGTCTTGGCTGGAAATACCGCCGGTACCGTTGTCGGGTGTCACAAACCAACTGTCGTTGCTGACACCTACGCCGCCTGGATAATTTGATATTTGACCACCGTTAGGGAATGTCAACTCACCATCTTCTCCGAACTGCCAACGGTGCAGAGTTGAGTCTGACAGGTTGATGTCAATATTGATATTGCCTTCACTGCGGATATCACCTGGGATAGTTAAATTACCATCTGTGCTAAAGATCCAAGAATATTGATTGAAATTTTGTGTGGCTATTTCAACCCCACCAGTGCTTGGCAGTTTTACATAGTTGCTGTCATCACCCAAGAACAAATCAATGGCCTGCTGGCCGCCTTTCATTATGTGGAAATGACTTTCCCCGCCTGCACACTCTGCTAGGTTGCCCAACAATATTGTGCCACGGGCTGTGGTTATTGGGACACCAGCGGAAGTATCAGCATCTCCTATGGTAGAACCGTTTGGTAGTGTTAGTTTACCATCTGAGCCAAGACTAACTGTGTTAGCACCGTTGACTAAGCTGTCAAAGCTGGTTGGTATAGTTGGCTTGCCAGTTAGGTCAGCATAGGCACCTGTAGTAGCCACTGTAGCGAATGTGGGCTTGCCTGTGATACTGTTCCAGGCTGCTGTGCCAACATCTGCTATAAACTGCCCTCCCACTAATAGATTACCTTGACTATCTACAGATAATGCTGTGCCACCTAGGAAAATTGTGTTATTGCTGACATACAGACTGCGCCAAGGCAATGTTGAACTACCTAGATCGCCACCATTGGCCACACTAGGCAACATATCTCCGCCAACTGTTAAGTTACTGGTTATGGTGGTTGCTTGATCAATTACAACGGGTGTGCTGTCTGTGGTACTCAGGGTGCTACCAGTGAATTCAAATGCGCCAATATTTAAATTGACATCTGCATTTATTCCCAGTGCTGTGTAAAGTTCTGTGAAGTTAGCATTTACTTTTTGAAACGCAGCTCGTAGGCTATCGCCTTTCTTGTCGTTGGCTGTGGTGCCTACATTAATATTCTGTTTTGCCATTTATCGCTCCAATTATACCAAACCAGCTATTCTTGTTTGGAAGTCAGTAAAGTCTATGCTGACCGCCACAATGGCTTGTAATTCTGTTATATTAATAACCCTGCTGCCTTGAACTCTTAATCGTTGTGTAACGTCTAGATCATTTTCTACAGTTACATCCGAACTGAATATTGTTGCAGGAGTTACAGTAATTGCTGATGAATCTGATGAATCAATCAATGATGTAAAAATATTACCGGTAACTGACCCAGTTAAGTTACCAGCAATGTTTGGTACTGTTAGTGTATTGGTATCTGTTCTGTATGATAGATCAATATCTGCTCTAACAGTTTGACCAGTAGTTCTATTCTCAACAAACGTAGGATAATAAACAGTTGTCAGTCCGTTGGTATCTGTAATATCTAATGTAGTTGAAACTGTTGCCGAGCTAGAATTACCAGTTACATTACCAGTTAAGTTGCCAAAAAATTCTGCGTATACTTTGTTCTCCACAGCATCAACAATCTTTGTTGAGTCGTCGCCAAATATAGATCCTTTTAAGTCACCGACCACGGTACCGATCAACGTGCCTCTCAGTACGCCATTGGTAGCATCTACCAACATGGTGGAGTCATCTGCAAACACCGAACCTCTGATATCTAAATTGCTGTTTACACTAAATGTCAGTGTATCTGTGGCAGTGTCTTTGGTAATTGTTAAACCAGGACCAGATATCAAATTCAATGTATCTGAAATATTGTCAGCTGCCACTGGCTGCAGAGTAGCACCGTCTACAACAATAAATCTAAATGTTGGACTTGCAGGAGCCAAATTGGTAATGGTTACTATTCCAGTGCCATCACCAGTTACACCAATCTGACTGGCAGTTCCTACGATCTGCTTGACACCGAGATTGGTCAATGTTATACCGCCAGTTGCAGCACTTACTCCGATGCCACCTGCTGTGCCAGTTAGACTAGTGACTCCCAAATTGGTTAGTGTTATACTACCCGTTGCAGCACTCACTGCAATCTGCCCCGCAGTTCCTGTGAGGTCTGTAACACCGCTGTTGGCAATGGTTAATGTGTCAGTGCCGGCATTTGTGGTCAATGTTATACCAGCATTGCCTGCTGCTACAGTCAATGTGTCTTCAAAACTATCTGCAACAATATTTGATTGACCACTAACTGTAATTGTTTTGAAATTGGTTTCTGCAGGATTTCTAATTAACTCTCCTGCAACAGTAGTGCCAGCCGGCAAATTCACAACACCAGCTCCGTCAGCGGTTATCTGTGCCGAGCCTAGATATAAACTTGATCCAGCTAGATAAAGATCTCTCCACCGAGCTGTTGGACTACCAAGATCGTAGACTTCGCTGGCACTGGGTTTAATATCAGTGCTGAGACTGGTAAAGTCTAATACTCCTCCCGGACCTCCTATGCTACCATACAGTTCGTCAAAGTTGGCATTTATTTTTGTAAATGCATCTTCTACTGTGCTCCATACTATTGGAGGACTGCCTGCGTTTAGTGTTTGTTGTGCCATTAGTTTCTTCCCACGGCCACTTCAATAGTGCCAATATGATCTGAATTGTAGTTTTCTAGTGCTTTGCCAATCACTGTGCCTGTTCTAGCATCACCGCCTGCACTTACAGCACAGCCTGCAATGTTGCTGGCAATCAGCAGGTCTCCCTTCTCAATTTTTCCAACTACTCGACAAGGAACTCTACCCTGTAGAGCCACTTGATTTTTAAAGCCCGGACAATCACCATTCATGGAATAGGCAGCATTATCGCTTACTACACCAGCCACTCTATGATCACCTTGTCGATTTGCTATTGTAACTTCTTTGTCTCCACCAAATATCAACACAGTGCCCACAGCATACTCCTTGTCACCTTCGTAGTATTCTGCTAGGTCAGCAGCATAGGTAGCTTGGAATCTACTGCTACCACTCAATGACCAATAGCCCTCTATAGTTCCAGGTGTTGTCACAGCGCCTGTGCTGATACTGGTACAACTTTTTAATGCTGCTACACTAATACCAGTAGAGTCGAGAGTGGCAAATGTTGTGGCACTGTCTTGACTGCGGAATACGTGCTGTGTGTTGTTGTAGTAAGTTTTCTTATCGCTAGCTGGTACTGTACCATCACCTATGTAAATACCCACTTGTCCTAGATAACCATAATACTGAAGAAATCCACCAGTGCCGCTGGCGCTGCTGTCAATGGATAATATGCTGTCAATTTTAAGCTGAGCAAGATCTACATTACGTGCAGCAAAATCTCCGTTGCTATCACGTTTAACCAAAGTGCTCACAGTGGCAGCAGAAGCTTCGTCAACAATGCTGTATGCCCAACTTGCACGAACAGTGCCATCGCCGCCTGTGTGTCGTAGATAACCAGTACTTGTGGCGCTGCCATAGTCCGACAGTCTCAAAGCCAGGCCTTCATCAACCACTGTGGCAAAGCTCACTTCAGCAACATCGGCTGTTGAAGCTGTACTGTTGCCCAATAGTCTATCTGCTCCCACCTGTGCTAATTTGGTCAATGCTAGACCGTTGTCTTTGATTGTAGCCCAACCGTTGGTTAGTGTAAATTGAGCACTGTCAAAACTTGATATACCTCGTAGAGCTGCTACAGTTCCACTGATAGCTGATCCTGTAGTTGTATTACTATAGGTAACAACAGTGGTGTTGCAGGTTGCAACGGTATAAGTTCCGTTGTATCCACTCACAGACAATCCTGTAACTACAATTTTTTGTCCCGCTGTAAACGGAGCACTGGACTGTGCTACAGGGAATGTTATAGTAGCTGTACTGCCGCTACCAGTTGCAGTCACATTGGTAATACTGGCTGATATAGTAGCATAAGCATCATTCAAACTCAACTTGGCCTGATCAATGGCCGCAGTGGACATGATATTGGCATCGTCAATGACACCATCACTGATAGTGGTTCTTATGATGTTGGTAGTACTATCACCTAACAATATATCAAAAGTAACTTCACCTGTAGGTGTCACATTGATAATTGTATTACCCGTACCATCCAAGGCTAACAATTGACCTGCCTGTGACTGTGAAAAATTAAATAGGCTGGTTCCGTCGGTATCTTTTAGATTAGTAATTGTAATACTGTCCAGTCTGGCAGCATCACTGGCTAATGTAGGCACCCCAAGATTTTCAATCTTGTACGAATTCATGTCCATGTCAGCAGGTCCAACCCACGCCAAGTCACCACTAAGAGCCATAAAGCCCACATTGTTTGGCACACGATCGCCTAGGGCAACAATGTTGCCATTGAAGTCCAATCCCAATCTACGACCAATGTAGGTTCTAACCGCTGATTCTGTAGGCACCGCGTCAACACGACCTTCGTCCATTGCTGTGGAGAATTCAGAAATTGTTGTACCACGTTTAAATCCTAGACCGTCTAACTGACTCAGCGCAATTGAAGCTGAGAATGTAACAGTACCAGTACCCTGATCAACACGGAAGAACGGACCAACGTTAAAGTTACCAAATTGGTCAGTGGTCACAAAGAATGTACGCCCCGAGCCTCGTTCCTGCATCTGCGCACGTAATACTAGTTCGCCTGTTTCTGTATCTGCCTGTGTGGCATATGTAGGTACTGAAATAATTGAATTAACGGCAGGTCCATAGATTTCGCTAGGATAGTTGGTATCGGCATAACCACCTGTACCAATTTCCAATAGATCATGTGACGTAACACGAGTCAAACTGATTCTAATGGTCAGTGTACCATCGGATAGTGCGCTTGGTCCAGGAACCGATCCCTTTAGAGTAGGCGTATCATTGAATCTGACCACACTGCGTGTCAATGCTGGACTGACTGTTAGTAGTGCATAGTCTTGACCAGTGGTAAGACTGTCTTGATAATTGGTTATTTCATATTCTTGGCCTTCGTGTACAAATCTATAAAATGTACCAGCAGCTATACCAGTCAACAATCTATCACCGTCACTGCCGCCTAGGTTTCCTATACCAAAGGTAGCATCACCACGTTCGCCTTGAATCAGTTTGTAGGTTACGGCAGTACCGGTTGTGGTGATATCTAACACACTGCCTTCTAGTTGAAAGGCTATTGTTCCTGTTGTGGCTGCTGTAGAAGACTGCACCACAATGCTGTTGGTAGCTGCAGAAACAGAATAAATCACTGAGTCCGCACCTAATGCGCCTGTACCACCAGTAGCTATGACACCACCGCTGTCTGTAGCAATGGTTGCGCTGGCAAATGTCACAGTGGTATTGGTACAGGTCACCACGGTTTGTGCGCCATTGAATGGCACACCACCTACAGCAAATGCGCTCACAGTAATCAACTGGAATGGCAAATATGGAGGAACGTTTTGAGCGGTAAACGTCAATGTGCAGGTAACACCGTCACCTACTGCGCTAACACCGGTAATATTTGGCTTTGCTACCAAACTTGATCCCAATATAAGATTTTCCAAACAGATGATATTTGAAATGGTTGTAAAATAAGGACCAGCGCCAGTAGATGTTCCCAGGGATGGCCCCACTGAAAATGCCAAAGAAGTAGGCACACCTATAAATGTACTGTCTACTAACGCTCTGGTACTAACACTGAAATCATTGGCAGTTAGTCCAGAAGTGGTTACAAAGTACACTGTGTTTGCAGTTAGTCCTCCAGGCAACACACTGGCACTGAATCTCACAGGTTGACCAGCTGTGAGTCCGTGACTGTTTTTGGTAAACGTATTGGCCGCAGTGCTTATACTGGTTACAGTATTGGCCGCACCTGTTTCTACACCCGGCTCATACACAGTGATTTCTATATAATCATAATTTTCTCTACCTTGTGCCAGGGCTAGACCGTAAGGAACCATTGTGGGACTTCCCGACACCGCCGATCCAGTAAATGTGGTTATGCCTGAGCCTGTTTCTGTAGCAGAAATGGTAAATGTGGTAGGAGTTGGTGCAGTCTTGACATAGTATATGACACCGTCGTCAACTGTGACACCTGCAGTAATCTCATTGGGCAACACTGCGCCTGGAGGTTTGACAAATCTCACTTGATATCCTGCACGTTGTCTATGATTGATATCAGTGGTTATCACCCCAGTGCCATAGTTTATACCTGTGATAGTATAGGTTTCTAGATCATATGTGGAATCATAGTCTGTGAATTCCAATTGTCTGTAGACAAAATTACTGTCATTTAGTATCAGAGCAGTACTAGGTCTAGTTGCTACCTCTACAATGTCTCCGTGTAACACATGGAAACTGTTGTTTCTAATTGTAACACGTTGTCCATGGGGCACTGCTGCCAAAAGTCCGCCGCCGGTGCTGATATTTAATTTTGCACGTTTGGTGGCAACATCGCTGATCTGTGCCGTAGTGACAACATATCGTACAATTTGGCCTCCATGATTGATTTCTAATTCACTGTTCGGCAAAGGAAAGAAATCATCATAGGTCACATATAATATATTTTCTCCCTTTTCGTTCAACGTATCAACTGATGCAGCATAAACAGTTGCGGTCTGTGCAAGATCGGTGTAAAATCCTGTGGGAGTCGGAACTTCTAATGGATCACTGGCTTCCGCTACCAATGCAAAGTTTCCGTGAGCACTAGATCCACCCACGCTTCTAATCTGTCCACCGTTCAATGAATAGTAGGAAATTTGACAGTAGTAGGTAAACATACTCACAGCTTCGGCCAATCCGCCGTTGGTGGTTATAAGTCCGTAGCCTAGATCACAGACCTGGGTAAAGTCGTTACTAAGCATGGAACGATTACCGGGCATAAGAACTTCAAACACTCTGATAAAACTGTGTGTACCCGAGCCGGCACCTACAAAAGTCACTGCTGTGGTACTGCCAGCTACTGCGGCAACTCTGAATTGAGTAAGCGTAAATCCAGCCAGTAACACATAGTATTCTTGATTGGCAGCGATACCAGTTGGCAGTGTTCCAGTAGAACTGAATTTCACAATGGCACCTGGTTGTAGTTCGTGAACAGATGCAGTGGTTATATTTGGAGTACTAAATGTACAGGCACGTGATCCAGCAGCAGGTGTGTAAGGTGTCAGCTCATCCAAGATGAACTGAGCTGTGCTGAATCCACCTGTGGTAGCAGTAGCAGCACCTGTTCCAAATGTATACCCTCTAATGTAGTTTATTCTGTAAATTTCACCACTGACAATAAAGCTGCAGGGAGTATTAGGCGGTCTCAGCAGTCCCGATACTCGTAAAAATATATTACTGTCTTTGCTGTCTATGACAAATTTCTGATTGCCGGTGAATCCATCTACAAACATACCACCAGAAAATGCCTTGGCATTTATACTTCTACTAAAGGATGCAGATTCTTGACAGTACGGAGATTTAGCAAGGATTTGTCCCTCTGGATCTAATACCATTGCAAATCCACCTTGACCCTGGAAGGTCATGGCTCTTAGGATTACAGCATCGTTACACAAGAACATGTCCATATCGCCGTTGTCTTTGGGATAGTTTACTGTTCCACTGTTGCTGATAACATCAACTATGGCATTGGTCAACAATGTGATCACAGTATCGGATCCTACTTCTGCCACTAGACCTTCGTCTAGAGTCTGTAGTGTTGGTACTGTGGCAGTAGTGGCCACAGTACCGGACAATGTATACAGTGCCGCAATACTCACATTGTCGATAATGTCTTGGGCCAAGGTGTTGATACGTTGAATACCGGCCACAGTCTGACTCAGTTGCGCACCAATAGCTAGTGCAGGATTACTGCCCGGAACTGCTGGTCCCTTGTATTTCAATGCAGCAGAAATTGTGCGATTCTGTCCACTCCATTTCAAATCAAATACCATAGAGTCTATGATCAAGCCAACGTCTCTATAACAGATATCTTCATTGTAGTCAAATGCAGATGTAAATGGTGCAGTGTTTGTTAAAATTTGATTATTGATCCAACCTATGACCTGATCTTGAATAAACTTTCTATTCAATGTGATCAGTCGTGCAGCACTGGTATAGTTACCTTTGTTATTGATCAGGGGATAAACAGGCTGTGTGGAATCTGCTAGATAGTGATAACCATACAGTTCATTTGCCACAGTCAGTCCGTCTACCACAGGATCTCGTCTAAAATTCAAAAATGCCCAGGGACTGGAACTGTCAAAGCCTATCTGTGGTCTAATAATAGTTCTACGAAATTCATCACCTATTACTGCCACGTTTTGAGGCACACGTAATGGTAAATTTTCTAGGTAAATGCCAGTTTCAACAAATACAGAAATTTGAATACGTTTGGTTACATCACCGAATGAAATAACCTCGCCAACAACAAATTCACCACTGACAACATCAACATCAAATTCTTCATTGCCGGACGTGTCCAAAGTACCGTCGTGTGCTAGAATCTGTGCAAGAGCTCCAGACGTTTCCCCACGAAGATATAGTCCTTCTCGTATGTCTTTGGCTGCGTTAGCAGCCACTGTGCTCAATGCAGGATTTCCAGTAAAGTCTGTTCTGTAACCGCTGGTAAACAATCTAAATCTTGGAAGACTCACAAGTATAGATGGCTGCGAAGTAAACCCTGTTCCTCCGTTGGTGATACTGATGCTGTTTATGCCGCCGTCAACTGCGCTAACATCTGCTACACCAAAGGCTCCACCACCACCACCACCAACAAATCTCACTGACACTAAACCGTATCCAGTTCCACGGCCTCCCGAGTTAACCTGCACTCTGGCCACTTTGAATGTGAGATTTAGTGTGCATCCAGTTCTAACACCAACACTGCTGCCGGGACAGGTAGTGGCTGCTGGAGCCACTGGTGCGGGCAACACGCTGTAGTTGCCGCCAGTGATCTGTCTAATGGCAGTAACTGGTCCTCGTCCTCCTGAGCCGCCAGGACTAACCGACAGCACCTGATATCTTGCTGCTGTACCGGTACCAGTGGCCACAGTAAGTATGTCACCGGGTAGATAATTTAGGCCACCGCTGACAATTTCAACTGTGTCCACATTCATAAAAATAAATGCAGGACTGAAACCAGTGCCTGCGGTAGCACTGGTATCGTCAATTTCTACTAGAGTACAAGGCTCATCACCGTTGTTCCAAGTAAGAACTTTCTTGTAAGGGCCAATTTCTAACGGTGCTTCCAGCACCAATTCTTCTGCACGTTTAAGAGCAGCTTCTAGTGTCTTATATGCATAGGCCAAACTGCGACCTTGTCGGTCTAATCCAACACCTGGTCGATCATCTAACCCGGCTGTACTCACATACAGATTCACTGTGCTGCTATAACCGGAACTGTCAACATATCGTTTGGTGGCAGCTATCAAACCATTGTAGGCCACATCATCATCATCCACAGGGTCTCTTGAAAGTATCAACGGCCCGGTCATGGTACCAAATGCAGTGTTGGTTGTATTGGTAGCAGGATCAACAGCATCTATGCCCTGCAGGGATATCTTGGAATCTACATAGCCCTTATTGGCCGCCAGTCTGTTTGTTTCTGTGGCAGTGGATCCGTGAATTGTGTTTATTCTGCCAATTGAATCAGTGAGTTCAGAAAAAGATCCTATATCGGGTAAATTTCCAATAGGATATCTTACTCCACCACTTTGAGCATTAACTGGTCCTCCTAGATTTGGATTAGGATCGCCTGAAATATCTGAAAACAAGCTGTTGACCACAATGGAATTTTGACTGGTATCAAAATCAATTTGAACACCTACGCCAGCTTCTAGTTTTTTGAAAACCACGCCGTCTGTGGTATCATTGATCACAACCAACGCATTTTCATAATCGTTAGGAAATGATTCGGGTGTATCATCTAGACCTATGAATGTGAGTTTTTCACCTAGTCCTAGTGAACTATAGAGTTCTCTAAAGTTGTCGTTGACAGATCTAAAACTGTCTCTGATACTGTCGCCGGTGCCGTCGTTGCCAATTGCACCAATATTAATAATTTTTCTTGCCATAGCAGATCCTATGTGTTTGGATATCGATAATATTTATCCAAAGTTTTTATAAGCCTAATGTAAATACTAGATGTTCATACAGACCAGATCGCAGAAAAATCAATATGTTAGGTTCAGTAAACTGGGCAATCAACACAGTTATACCAGGACAAAAACCGTTGTGACTTTAAAGTGTGATGACTGTGATGCAGTGTTTGAAAGAGATCTAAAAAATATAGATAGAAAACGGTTGAATAACAACTACTTTCATTGTTGTTCTGGGTGCGATATCAAGAGATTTGCGCAGCGAACAGGAGTAGATCACAAGAAAATCTGGGATATGCCCGCTGACGCTGATCTAGATATTTCTAAACTCTAAAACTTTCACCGCAACCGCATCGATCACGTTCGTTGGGATTGACGAAGTCAAATCCCTCATTGAGCCCATTGCGAACCCAATCCATAGTTATCCCTTTTAGATACACTAGACTTTTGGCATCTACCAAAACAACAAAACCATCTTGAGCAAAATTAGTTACTCCAGTTTCGGGTTTGTAGTCATCTACGTATTCTAATACGTAGGCCAACCCACTACACCCTGTAGTTCTAACACCTATTCGAATACCCGCACCCTTGCCACGTTTGGCAAGTGTTTGCTTAATTCTTTTACAGGCTGTGTCGGTTACGGTAATCATTTACGGCTGCTTTGATTGCATCCTCTGCTAGAATACTACAGTGTATCTTTACTGGAGGTAGGGCTAGTTCTTCGGCGATTTCGGAGTTTTTAATTGCTCCGGCTTGGTCGAGGGTTTTTCCTTTGACCCATTCTGTAATGAGGCTCGAACTCGCGATAGCCGATCCGCAGCCATACGTTTTAAATTTTGCATCTGTAATAAGACCTGTATCATTGTCTACCTTTATCTGTAATTTCATTACATCTCCGCATGCCGGAGCACCGACCATACCTGTGCCTATGTTGGGATCATCTTTAGCAAATGATCCTACATTACGTGGGTTTTCATAGTGATCGATTACTTTGTCCGAGTACGCCATTGATTACTCTCCAGTTTATTAGCTTCCATATGTTTTTCAAATAGCTTTTTTTATCAGCCTGATAGTCTAAAGCCCAAGCGTGTTCCCACCAATCTACTAACAGCACAATATCATTTCTAATTTCGTGATTCGCAATGGTTTTGATCTTGCCATCTCGAGCTAGGTATGCCCACCCGCTGCCTTGTATTGTCATAGCAGTTTTTTCAAATTCTTCTTTGAAACGATCAAATGTATCAAAATGTTTTTCTATAAACTGTAAAATAGCATCATAGGGTCTATTGGCACCTTCTGGTTTTTGTAATTGACCAAAATAGATATTGTGTAAAAACGCACCAGCTTCGTTGAAATCGTCATCACCCTCGCCCTTGTTGTATCGATCAACATAGGCTTTATATAGTGTACCGTAGTGATAATCTATAGTTTCTTTGGATTTTATTGGCGCCAACTCATCGGGGTCGTAGGGCAGTGTCAACTGTATGAGTTTGTCTTTTTTGCCTTCGATTATAAACTTTTGAATGAATTTAAATTCCATATATGTATTTACCGCTAAATAAATTCCTAAGGAGATTTAGTATGATCGATTTATTAAAGAAACTATTTGGCGCCAAGCCAGCAGAACAAACTGCGGAAGCCCCATATAAAGCTGAGGCAGCACCTGCGCCTGTAGTTGAGGCAGTGGTTGTTGAGGCAGCACCTGCGCCTGTAGTTGAAGCAGTGGTTGTTGAGGCAGAAGCAGTTGTTCCAGCGGCTGTGGTTGAACAAGCACCTGCTAAAAAGCCTGCACCTAAAAAGCCACAGGTTGCCAAAAAGCCTGTTGCTCCAAAGACTGCAACGTCAAAAGCACCACCTAAGCCAAAAGCACCACTTAAGCCAAAAGTAAAGCCGGCTGCTTAAGACTTTGTTCATAGAGTGCAAAGCTGGATAGATTCTTAGCCTTGCTTTCGCACATGATGTCAAACGAGTCTCGAAAGCTCAGTGCCCATTCATTTACTGCTGTATTCCAGTAAAATTCTGAATGTGCTCTGAGCTTTTGTTTTTTGTAGCCCTGCTCTAAGAGGGTCGAAAGATTGGGACGGATATGTCCGGGATGGTCAATAAGACAGTCTTCCCGTGAAACACTATAATGTAAAACAGGGCGAACGCCACGCCAGCTATCAATAATCCGCTTAACACGGTCGTCAGTTGCTTCAATATATTCTCCAGAGTTAATCCAATGATGATGTATGTCCATGACCAGGGCACAGTCCTTGACCAACTCAATGCTAGAGTCAATGCCCCAGGTCATTTCGTCATTCTCAATGGTAAGACAGTTACGGGCTTCGGGTGTCATTTTGCTTAGAGCATCACGAACACCTTGTGGACCTTGCTTACCCGAGATATGCACATTGATCTTAAAGTCTTGAAACGTCTTGCCATAGCCCATCCAGCGAGCCATGTCCACATGATACTCAAACTCTTCGATACTTCGTTCTACAATACCAGGGTTGATAGATGCCAACACGCAAAACTGACCAGGGTGGAAAGACAGGCGAACACCGTTCTGGCGAGCCAAATCTCCCACTGTTCTAAATGCTGTTTCTGCATAGGCTCTAACATCGGGCTGCCGCCAAAACCACTTCCAACTAGGCTCAGTGTATACAGGCAGTATATCGCTGCTGAGTCGTACCATTCTAAGATCTTCATCTAGTGTTCCTACCCTGGCCACCAACTTGGTGCAGGCATCAATATTTCGTTTCATCAAGTCCCAAAGTCGCTGTTCTGCTTCTTGGGGATGTTCACGCAACCACCTAACTGTAGTAGCACCAGTATTTAAGTCACGGTCTTTGGCATTGATCTTCATGCCGTTGACTTCTTCAGGATCATTGATCCATTTGCAGGCAAAGCCTATGCGTTTAATCATAGTTTCTTTCATTAAAAAAAGACAGGTTCAACTGTGGGTTTACTTTGCAGAGCCATCATAATTTCTTGTTGCTCAGTATAGATTATTTCGCAGTCTTCTAATATTGATCTACGAACATCTGCAGGTAGACTGCACCAAACTTCAACATTATTATAGTTACCTTTTGTTTCGGGAGGTATGCATTCATCTATCCAACCAGACAGAGCCTTAAATGCTTCGACAGTGTTGCCAGGATGACTGCTACGTATAGCACGGTGAAAGTCATTGGCTAGCACCGCGGTAAAACATCCGCCCGGACTAAACCCATGAACAAGATAATTGTACATTGGCTCGGCAAACTCTTTAGGTACATTCCAGCGGTTAAAAGTTTCTAGGATACGATTACGACTGTACTGTGTTAGTTTCATCTTTTACTTTCGCTGAGATCACATTGGCGATACGGAAGGATCGCCATTCCTTTTTATCTAAACACCAAACACTCATAACATTAGGATTTTCTTTTTTAACTTTGGGAAAGTCAACGGGATTGTCTGTGTTACTAATATGGGGAGTAGGAGCAGGAATGAGCTCTGCCTTGAGTGTACAGGGCATAGCTCGAGTCTCGCCGTTGACTTTGGTAAATTCAACAACACACTCGTTTTCAAGAAGCAGAGTGCGTAATGCTTCGGGGGTAATAGTAGTCATGCTATTATTATAGCACAATCACCGCCAGTTGTCAACTACATACGGATCTAAAACATCGTGAGGATTTGGATCTCCGTGAAATACACAAACACTGCAATTGATTGGAATTTTTGGATTGATCACTGACTTGAAGTTTCGTTTACCGTCCTTCAACACCAGTTCTTCGCGACTGCGAATTTCCCATTTGTAACTTTGAATCCATTCTATGGGCCAAAACTTTATACGATCCTTGCTGGTTTTCCATATCCAATCTTGATCACCTTGCAGTTTTTGTGCTTCGTTTGGGTTATTATTAAATTCTTGATAGATATGAGTTTGTGATCCGTGTATCCAACTCATAACTGAACTATTGAGATAGGTCCACGAAGCATGAAATTTTCTATTAAAATCTTTGATACCCAAGAAACTATGTCCGTGACCGATTGCAAGACTATCAATATTGGCGTGTATTATCACGTCAAGATCAAAATATAATATTCTTCCTTGTATTGGCAGCCCAGGATCAAACATATGTACCTTGTGCCACCATATTTTTTTATAATTTTTCATAGGTTGCACAATACTTCGAACACCAGGTATGGAGTGTTGATCATCAGTGATGCAGACAAATTCATAAGGTACCGTAAGATGGCGGGATACCATGTTCCGAAGTCGTTCGATATATTCACGCCCGTACTTAGTACCAAATTTTACACACAGAACAGTTACTTTTTCAGGATTAGCATCACCGACACCAATTTCTTTTTGCAGATGTTGAGACTCTTTTTCAAATCTTCTAATAGCCTTGAGTCGCTTTCGTTCTTGTTTAGTTTGAGGAGGATTTAACAATTCCATCTATTTTTATAAGACTTTCTAACACGTTTTTAAGATTAGACAACATTATCATATTGGGACCATCGCTAGGGGCATTGTCTGGATCTTCATGACATTCCATAAACACTGCACTTACGCATCCGGTGGCCACTGCTGCCCTCGCGAGGTACGGGACCATAGTACGATCCCCTCCGGAGACTGAGCCCAATCCCCCTGGTTGCTGAACACTATGTGTGGCATCAAAGACCACTGGATACCCGGTGCTTGCCATAATGGGTAGACTACGCATATCAACAACAAGATTATTATATCCATGAGTGTATCCTCTTTCGCATAACATGATGCGGTCATTGCCAGTTGAAGCAATCTTTGTCGCAACGTTCTTCATATCGTGAGGTGCAAGGAACTGCCCCTTCTTGACATTGATGGCACAGCCTGTAGCACCTGCTGCCAACAATAGGTCAGTCTGTCTACAGAGAAATGCTGGGATCTGTAGTACATCAATGCCAGCTGTAGCACACAGTTCTGCCTGATAGCTTTCGTGAATGTCAGTTAAAACTGGCACTCCTAACTGATGTTTAACGGTATTGAGAATTTTTAAACCTTCGTCAATTCCAATACCTCGTTGAGTTGATATGCTAGATCGATTGGCTTTGTCAAAGCTGCTTTTATAGATAAATTTAATTCCTAAACTATCGCAGGTTTCTTTTATGCTATGTGCAGTTTCGAGTGTATGGTCTAGACTTTCAATTTGACAAGGCCCGGCAATCAATACCAACGGCTCGTTGTTTCCTAATTTTATATTATGAATGTTAAATGTACGCATATAATTATTTACCAATGTCTAATGGTGTTGGCAATAATAAACAGACAGGTTATAACATGAATAATTACCCAGAATGTTTTAAAGAATAGAGCAATTCGAGCTTCGCGTAGAGAAAGGATGGGCACATCTGGTCTATCCTCATCTGTTTGACCCATTAGGTGCCCGGTCGCCCGGGCCCATATACGTTCAAGCGAGTTCACGCAAACAGATCCTCATTCCATTCTCGATGACCTTCACGGAAAGCCATATTGCTCTGTGTCTCACGTACTTCTACACGATAACACCAAAGCCTAGCTGCTTCACCAGGACCCCACATTTCTGGAATGTAAACACCATTCACGTATTTGTAAAGCATGTCGCTTAGTGCTTCACAGCCTAGTGCCGGCAGGATAACAATCTTAGCCATATTCTTTTCTTGCAACATTTTAAATGTAGCAAGACATGGATCGTCTTGTGCAACAATTAGTGTATGATCAAATTGATCTTCCAGTGTCTTTTTAAGTTCTTTCAAACCACCATAGTCAGCCGCCCAATTGCGGACGTCTAGGTCGTTGGTGCCAAAGTAAAATTTCATGCTAAATGAATAGCCGTGAATTAGATTACAGTGACTATCACTTCTCCATTGCCTGTAAGCACAGGGAAATGCATCGTGATATTCTTTTGTCGAAGTGTACTTATAAAGTACGGGTTGTAGATTTGCCATCTCTAGTCTCCTTTGTAAGGTAGCAAGTTTGACGACATGCAGAGTTTATAAAGCGGGATGAATGACGTAGAAAGTCCGCTAAGTTTTAGTATACAGTCTATTTAACTGTTTTGCAACTGATTCTTAAAATTATCTATGCTAAGAAACCCAACATTAGATTTTTTCCATTCTGGTGGCATCAGCCATTTGTCATGATTCACAATATTATATTCTATAGTAGGAAACAATTTGAATACTTTGGCTGCTTGCCAAATCCAATAGCTAGGATCAACTGAGTGTGATCCTCCGGAAGAATAATTTTTTGTGTTTTTATAAAGATTGTTTACTAACGTATCGTTACCGTATAAATCAAAACCCAATAGATAAACTTTTTTAATGTCTGGCAACTGAGAAGCAACCAGTAATGCATAAGTTCCACTACCCCAATTTCTTGGTTGATCAATTCTATTGTGTTCTTGATTGGGAATATCAGGTAATAGAATTATATTTTTGTGCTTTTGCACCTTGCGAAACCATTGATATGCGTGTTCTCGAACATATATAAATGTTGAAGCTGTGTTTGGATTTTCTACTGCTTCTCTTACCATACGTTCATCACAGCAAATAAGGTGATTGACCACAGCGTCTCGATGTATGGCGTTACAGCCTACCAATAATATATTACCTAATAAATTTTGTATATTAATAGAACCACGACTTTCGCCATTGCCCATTACCAGTACAGAATTAGGTATCATCTATCTCTTTCTTTGATTTCTCCGAATGGTAACCAAGTTCCTGGCACACCGGATTTTGCACAGACCCAACCTATATACTTTTTAATTTCTGGTTCTGAATTCCAAACTATGTCACCTCGAGTGTATGCACCATAGTCCGGGGGTGTGCTTGCATATGACTGCATATGTCCGTTAAATCTTACTGATCCGTTTACGTGTAAATCGACCGCTGGATCGGGATTCTTGACTCCAATACTTAATTTTCCATGAATTGACACTTGAATAGGGGGTTGTTCAGTGTTGCCTAGTTGTATATTTCCATTAGGTGATACGCTTATTCTAGTTGTATTATCGGTGATAATGTCAAAAGGAGTACTGGCATGTGTTCCTACCATTCCTCGTGTTTGATCTTTAGTTCCAAGCATAACCTCAATGCCGTCTTCTGCTACAGATAATCCTGCATTTGGAGTGTCCGTACCTAGTCCCAGTCTATTATTTTCTTTATTGTAATAGATGTATTGATCGATTACTATTGATCCGTCTACGATCAATCCTCGAAGTCTTCCTAGTTCACGTAGATTGCTCTTTGTTACAGATGTGCCTAGTTCCGTAGAAGAAAGAATAGGCACTCCGCCAATGATCAATGTGCGATCTTTGAATAGTTCAATGTGCTCAGATGAGAAAAATCTATCCGGCTTTTCATTGTACACAAATTGTTTTACATTACCTTCACCGAACCAAAGGATGCCCTTGCCGTTATTTGTGCTACCGTCTTTGGCACGAAATTCTACAAATTGTGTAATTTCCTGAGCAACAGGTCGATGTGCCTGTTCCAACAGTGCTTTAAAAGCATCGTTGAATTCAGTAAGAGTTTGATCGATATTGGTATTATTCATATCAGTATTTATCAAACTCTCACTGAAATATTATGCAATCTTTAACAGCATAATATCTTCGTTGATTCGACCGTTCATCTTGGTATCTACTGCATTAATCTCTTCAAGAAACTTGCGAAGAACCACTTTGCCAGCCTCTTTAAAGGCCTTGATTTGTTCTGCAGGCTTACGCAAAGTTTTTTGCACACTTTTTATTTCGTTGAAGCCTGTAATAGTGGTGCCTTTGATACCAAGTTCCTGGAACTCAGCAGCCACATACTTGCCAAGTTTGCGTGTTTTACTGTTAAAAATCCATAATTCCTGAGCACCAATAATGTCTGCTGGATTAATACTAACCAGTTTGAGAGGCTCGTCGCTCTTCTTGTACTTGAGTTTGGCAATGATCTTGTCTTTGCTGACAACCTTTTTAGCACGGGGCTTCTTGTTAACCTTGGCCTCTTGCATTAGCATATTGCAGGCACTTTCAATTTCTTGTAAAAATGCAATAAAGGATTTAATCTGTTTCTTGCTACGGTGACTGTAGCCTTCTTTCAACTGCTCGTCAGCTTTGCCACTGGCGAGCTCAAGTAGCTCTGTAAGGTCACGAGCATAAAAGTCACGAATGATCCGAGCGTGAGCTGCCTTGGCCTGTTTTGCCTTGAGCAAGTTCAGCATTTTAAATGCCTTTGGATCAAATGTTTCGGGATCAGTTTGAAACGCTTCGATGGCTGCTTCAATTTCCTCAGTCATTCCCAAAGACACTTCACGAAGCCGTTCTTGGATGCTAGGAACATATACATCTTTTTTAACCTCAATGCCGCTATCGCTGTCATCAACATCGTCCCGTCCCTGCTCAATAACTTCGTTGATACGAGCCCGCAACCAAACGGCAGTGTCTCTACCTTCATTGAACTCGTCACGAACACTAGGCATACCTTTGAGTAGACAGGCTGCAACTGCACCCATTGTCATGCCGCAACGATTGTCTTTGGTTTTCTTAAATGCAGAAATATCTTCTTTGGTACAGCCCTGACGACCCATCCAATCTATCACTTTGGGTTTGAGTTCCTTGGCAGAACTTTCTAAACGATACCAGGCCATGGCAGAATGAAACTGGCGTAAGAATTGATTGGTATCCCAGGTTTCGTGTCCTTCCCATTTTGGGCTAAAGTCACGACCCTTCTTTGCACGAACTTCTGCCAAATGTTTTGCGTTAGTAGCCATTTTCACTCCAGTGTGTTAAACAATACTTATAGTATAACACCATTTATCAAGATTGTCAACTGTGTTCAAATCTTTTGACCTTTTCTAACTCGCCATCTTCGTTTTCCAAATACACAATGCTGGCAATATAGCCCAAATTTAATTGAGTCTGAGCAATTTCAAAAGCCTGCTTACGGCTGTTGGTTGTTTCAATCAACTCTTCTTGGCCGGCATCGTCCTCGGCCCATACTTCATAAAGTTCCCAGTTCATTTTGGACTATTGTCTCCTTTTGGTTAGTCGTCCATTCTATCGTCTTGGACTACCCAGCCCAGACGAAATAGATCCTCACGGATCTCATCAGTGACTATGCCTTCGCTAACATAGCCTTCACCTTCTTTATAGGCCAGTTGTTGTTGCTCAGTGAGCACAGCAAACTCGCTTGCAATTAGAGTTCTAGTATCTCTAATACCGCTACAATACCAATCAATGTAATCGCCTTTCTCCTGCATATCGGCAACGATACCACCAGCATATCTCCACGAACACGACCAGCGTTGATTTTTTAGAATAGGTAAAACATCCATTTTGATAAACTGCATATTGCACATTGAGGCATAGAGATTCTGAGCATACACATTACTTTCACGAACCTTGGCCAGTATCCAATCAGTGGATCGAAGATCATATTCCATATTGTCTTTACGCCAATTGGGATCCTCTTCTTTGATCAGTTTATCAAAATTATGTTCTTCGTACATTCTAATATATGCTTTGCTAGGCTCTTTGCCCTCTTCCTTACAGCGTTCGATATACTTTTCTTTTTGAAAAGTATTACGGGAGGGGCTTCTTGAAATTTTTAACATCATATACAGCTTGTTTTAGTGTTTCACTATAATTAAGAGCACTTTGTTCTGACAAATGTATGTTAGTTTCGAAGTCTACATGGCCGTTGATTAACAATGTCCAAATGTGTTGCCAACGATTCATTGACCAAAAGTTAGTTCTTGTTTTAGTATAAATGGTTACAGTTACGCCGGTATCTTCTGCCTCTATATCAACGGTATGTGTACAATCATCGTTGCCGCATTCGCAGACAACCTTGTACATTTTAGATGTACCCCACTCATTAACTTTTAAAATACTCCTAGCTGGAGCTTCGGCTGTTAGGTCCATAAACTATCTCTAGCCTTGATTAATCGGATCATCATGACTTCATCTTCTTTTTCATATGCGGCTTCAATTTTCTGAAGTAGCTTGTGTGATTTATCGCTTAGTTTTTTAAGTTCAGGAGTACTCTTACCACCAAACAATTTGCCACCATTGAGAATTCTAGCCTGTTCGCAGTAGTCACTCCAGCCACTGGCATCATATGGATCAGGACGAGCACGATAGGTCACAGTCCACCAGGTGTAGAGTTCTTTGATTTCTTTGGCACGTTCTGCTTGTCCGGTGGGCTTGCCGTATTCTGGATCGTCTGGTTGGCACCAGTCAGTGTTGGTCAGTGTCATTGCCCAGTCTAAGTGATCGAGACCAGCCTGTGGGCAACGCCACACACGCCAACGGAACCAACCACTGGCCCAGAAGGGAGGATCATACTTGGCACGAGCTTCTTTGTCGCCCCAGGCAATATGACTCCAAGCTGATTCTATCTCAACAAAATCAACCAACTCATTGAATAAGCAAGGCAAAAAGCGGTTCCCCACGTCCTGCCACTGGCCAGGCTTAATATCCCGGGGATGAGCGGTAAGGCTATGAGTGCGACTAACCCAACGGTTGTTAATGTAGTACTTGATATCATAAAGAGTCCTTACAGGCCAAGTGACAAAATCTTGGATGTGTCCAAGTGCTTCTTCTGCTAACCAATAGCGGAAGTTGTGCTTCATCTGAGCGGCTGTGGTCCAGTCATCCCATTCATCGGATGTACCCGCGGCCAGTTTTTTAGTACCGCGAAGCCAATCAGCGAACGGTGAGCAAGACCAATAGTTTGTGTGTTGTGCCATAATAAAGTAATTATACAGTCTTTCTAGAAACCTGTCAATAAGATTCTTTTTTGAACAATTCTAAATCTTCCGGAGTATTGATTTCAGCAGCGATTCCTGCGTCGATGATACCAATAGTGTAACCATTTTGTATCCAACGTAATTGTTCCAGACTTTCAATGTTTTCTTCGGGATAGACAGTCAGTGTTTGGTATTTTTTAAGAGCATCCATTCTGTAAGCGTAGATACCGTAATGCCAATCACCGTATTTTAAAGGAGCACGACAGAACCAGTGTGCTTCGGTGCCCGACGAAATCACTTTAACAGTGTTAGGATCGTGTCGTTGACCATCTGCCATGGGATGTTTTAATGTGGCAACATCGTAGATATTGAGCAGCAATGGCAATTTCTTTACATCTTCTACAGGCACTGTTACCATGTCACCCTGCACATTGATTATGGCATCATAATGAGGCATTTGATCTATGGCTTTGGCAATACGAGCTGTACCGTTTTCAGAATCATATACCAGTAGAGCATTTGATACTTCAGCGGCAATGTCTTTGCTGTCCGTTGCAACATATACATCGAGCCCCGTGGATAAGCATTGTTCGTAGACTCTACGAATAAGAGTTTGTCCACCGACATCACATAGCATTTTATTTGGAAAGCGAGTGCTTGCAAGTCTCGCGGGTATCACAATTGCGGTTTTCATTTAGATTTTTCTTTGATATCCTGCCAGATTAAGCATAATACTGTATTGTTCGTATGCTTTTTGCACAGCCGTGTTTGACTGCCGATACCAACTTTCCTCACGTTCTTTTTCCATAAGCATAGAAAACATATCAGCATCACTGTAGCCGTGTTTATGGTTGCCAAAAAATCTCTGTTCCATTTCTACTAGAGCTCGAAAGCGGCTTTCAGGTATTTGAACTGTATAGACTTTTTCAGTTTCAAATTCTACAAAATCCTTATTGATAATATCTGCTCGCATAGGATCTGTAAAATATTTGGGAGGGTGGTATCTAGCCCTCCGTTTTTGATCATCTACGATTTGTATTTCGTAGTTTTTGCAAAACTGATCAATTTTTTCTTTCATTGCACTAGGCTTTCACTCATTGGGAATATGGCAGCAATGGCCTTAGCACAGGCTACAGCAACTAGTTGATGCTCTTTTTGTGTACCGTTTGCACTACGCAATTCAATAAAGTGAATCCAGCTACGTAGAGTGCCGTTCATATACAATCTGCTTTCAATTAGGCCTTCGGGTAACACAGCACGAGCCTGTTCCTTGGCTATGCCATTCTTGATAGCCCACTCGTATTCTCGTTGTGCGGCATAGATGACTCGTTGTTGAGCTCTAAACCATTCATTTTGTAACTGTTGATCTTCCACTTCGACTGAGTTCTGTCTGTTTTTGGAGTCTTGTAGTCTGGCTTCTCTTGTAACGAAATTGAGATCTCGAGTTGGGTCAGCATAGCGTTGAGAAAATTCTTGGAAACTAAAACTTCTGTGTCTAAGGATCTGTCGGGCAATGTCTCTGGTTGTGGTAATTTCAACGCAGGCGGAGACCATTTCAAGTGGGCTCCAGTGGGCGTGTTTAACAAGATATCGTATGAGTTTTTCGGATGTGTCTGTGTTGAGCTGATTGGAGGGATTGCTGACACGGGCGCAATACGCAATGAGTTCCTGCGCATCTGTGAGGCCCAGATCTCTAAATTCCTCTGTTGGTTGACTATAGGATAAAAGTTTAACATTCATGTATTTAATCTTCTTTAGGTGGTTCCTGACAGAGTTTCTCCATCAGCTTGTAATGATCGTAGGCTTTTTTAAGTGCGGCAAACTGTTCTAGTTTCTTAGGGTCAGGCACAAGTATGGCCAAGCGTTCTTCCATCTTGTTCATGAACTCTTTGAGACTTTTGCCATCTACTTTGATATCAGTGCCAGCGGCCATATCAATACCGTCACTGCTGATATTCACACTTGATGATGTATTATAACCACTAGTACCTGTGATATAATAGTTATTACTGCTGGCACTTCCAATGGTATATCCATTATTAGCAATAGTTGTGCTCGGTAAAGTAATAGTATTTGAACTGTACATACTATTCATAGTGCTAGTATCTATTGTGATGGTATCGACGCCGCCACTATAACTGATGTTACCATAGTCGGGAGGAACGGCGCCGTAACCTAGATCTAATGTACCAATATCCTGTGCAATAATGCCTACATCAGGATCGTCAAGATCTTGTTTGCTCACGATTAGGCCTTGGCTTCTTTACGAGTGTTTTTTTCTTCTGTGATTTCGTTGCGACGAGTTTTAACACCCTTGGCAACTTCTTGAAGTGCTTTACGAGCACGAGTACCTGCGGCACCGTTGCCTGCTGTGAATTTTGCGTCCTCAGCTAAGAATGCTTCGAAGTCTGCTTTTAATTGTTCTACTGTTGTTGACATAATTGTTTCCTTAAAGTTATGTTCTAATACTTATTATCGTATATGGTATGGTCGGTAGGTTTCGAACCTACAAGGGCTACGTCTATGACTACGCCCCGTCCCCTTACCAAGCTATGGGCCTGGCGGGAGGTCTGCCTATTCCACTCACGACCACAATATTAGTATACAGGAAATAATACTAGAGTCAAGTCTTTTTTGTCAATTATGTGAACAATTGGTAACTTACAGTCCAAAATAAATTAAGACCAGATGTAATCGATGTACTAGTAATTGGTCTTAGTCTAATCGTACCAGATGCACTGTCGTAGTCTGCAGTAATCGAACCAATGATACTGAAGTTGATCGCTGCCGCTGTAGCCTGAGCATTTACAATAGTGACTGTGGTTGTGTCATTGACCAACAACACCTCACTAATATAGACATTGGTAGACTGATGGACTTTGAATGTTGCCCGACAACCTTTGTAGATTGTGGAGTTATAAGAAATGGTTGTATATGTCTCTGCTGTATTTGTAACCAATTGAGTATAGGTACCGTTTTGTACTCCCTCTACTACTCGAGCAACTCCCTGTGTCTGTAATGTGGTACTGACATAGTCTCTGTTAGCGTTGTTTTGTACAATACTGTCACCGACTGTTAGTGTGCCGTCAACAGTTAGATTACTGCTAAAGGTAGATGCTTGAGAAACTGTGATGCTGCTAGAATCTGTAGTTGATATAGTACTACCTATAATTCTAAGAGATTCAATGTCAACTGAGCCAGTTCCGTTTGCAGATAATATCAAAGTAGCATTAGTGTTTATAGTAGAAAGTCCATCTTGACTCAGTCTAACATCACCTAATGTAATAGTATTATTGTCAACAACATTTATGGTTGTACCCGAAAGCGCACCAAGTTGATTGATTTTCCATATACCGTCTGATGTTAATGCTGCTTTTTCCGACAATACTCCTGCTGTACTACGAGTATCAAACGTAAGTTCGCCTGGAACAATTCCCAATGACACAGCTCCCGAAACTCTAGCAGTTATACCACCAATTGACACTCTATTGGTACCGTCGTGACCTATGAAATTTAAATCAGCAATATCGTCGCCGTTGGCAACAGCGGTGGGTGCAATATCTGTTCCCCGAGTTCTTAAAAAATTAAAATTTACTGCATCAACAGTTGAGTGGTGTTGCGCATATGTTAATCCATTTCCAAACGTACCAGAATACGAATTTTTAGTAATATACACGTCACCTGAAGTTCTTAAAGAACCAACCAGAGCCCCTCCGGTGCCGTCAACTAGCAAGGTAGAATCATCTGCAAATACACTACCTGTTAAATCGCCATCAAACGGACCAGTAGCTGCCACAGTAACAGTAGCATCTATTCGACCAGCTGCGTCATTATAAGCAAATGTGATTCCGGAATGCGATCCTGTAGTAAACAATGATGCTGCGGCATCAGCCGCATCTTCTAAAGAAATACCAGTAGTAGTGACACCGCCAGCAGTTGTACCATTACCCACAAACAATTGTCCGGTAGTAGTATCATGAATCAGCTCGCCGGTCAATGGTGTGATTGCAAGTCGTTGTGCAGTGGTCCCTCTGCGTATTTGTAATGGCATTTTAAACTCCTGAATATCTTAACTTGTATTTATTCGCATTATGATAACTTGGAGTGTTAAATTCTACTGTGAGTTATGATAGCAAACACGAATTTATACCCAAAAACAAAGTATTATGCTAGTTTAATAGACAACTAATTTTTAAGCACCTACAGTTGATGGTTAAATATAGGCATGAAACCAGTATTCCTAAACAGTGAGACAGACAAACTAGGCAATGAAATAAACGTTTTCAGGACCGATCAACTTGGCAAGAGCCCCATTTATACATTCTTTCTGCGACAAATGGCAGAACTAATCGATAAAGGATTTGGAACATCTATTACCACATGGGATGATAAAACCTGCGGAGCTGTTTATGCAGAACAAGATGGCAAGATTTTGGGTCATATTGTATATGATACAGTTAGGCCCAATCATCTTTGGATCACTCTTAGTGCTGTTGACGAAACTTGCAGAGGCAGAGGTATCTATACAATACTTCACAAGCACTTTGAGCAAATTGCAAAAGAAAAAGGTTGTCAATACATTTCAAGTTATGTACACGTTAAAAATCTTGTTCGACAGAAATCTGCTGAAAAGGTAGGAATGAAGCCTTTCTTCTACTTGATGATTAAAGAAATTTAAAAATTCTGGCATTTAACATGAAATATATTATAGTCGATGCTGCGACCCGTGTAATACTTACGTATGTGGAAGATACTAGATTATCTACAAGTTTAAAGTCTTCTTTATTTGATGTAGACATTATAGCACTTTATCCACACTATGACTTTTACAAAAATATTACCGACAAAAATATTGAAGATAATTGCCTGTGCATTTCTAAACAAGGCATAGAGTTAAAGTTAGATACCGAAGTTCCTGAGTACATAAAACTTAAAAAATTGTTAGCATTAAAAAAACGAAAAATTGTTAAAGTACTATTCTTTGTTACTGCAAAATCACTATCAACTTGTAATTTTTTCTTTAATCCAGCCGTAGCCTACTTAATAAATGATATGTTAGAATCAAAAAACGAAAAATTATTAGATGACTATGTAAGCGGTAGAGGCTTAACAAAAGAAGAAGCATTGAAAGAATTAAAAATTAAATCTGACTCGTTTAATCATATATTAATAAAATTACAATCTACCATTGATTATTTTATGGAAGTGATTATTTTGGAAAATGATATTAGTAAATTAGATATTATAGAAAACAAAATTATTAGTAGGATGGCTGTTGTATGACACAATCGTTGATAGCATATCAAGCTGATATTCTTAATGCTCAATTAATTGCTGATCCCAAATTTAAAGAATGGTTAGACTTTTATAGCATTATTCAGGATCGTTGTATAGGCATCAATGATAGAACCAATACATTTAGATTTCCTATACGAACATACGTTCCTGATAAATTTAGGCTACCAGAATTTAAAAATTCAAGTATTACATATGAAGAATGTGTAATAGAACGTGCTGCACAAATATTAAAACAACAAGAAGATCTCGATATTCCAATACAAATTATGTATAGTGGAGGAATTGATTCGAGTGTGATTGTATCCTCGTTTATCAAACTTCTAGGAGTAGAACAAGCCTCAAAAAGAATTACTATAAAAATGAATCAAAACAGTGTCGATGAAAATCCAGAAATGTGGTATAAATTTATAAGACCACATTTCAAAGTTGAAAATAGTGATTTTTCTTATAGTGATAAGGACATAGGTAATTGGATTTACGTTATCGGCGAACTAAATGATCAATTATTTGGTGCAGATATTCAACAAAGTTATGAACTGTGGGGTGGTCCCGGTTCATTAAACAAGACAATTAATTTTGATACAATGGTAAAGTTTTTTATGGACTCTAAAAAAATATCATCAAGATCAGCAAAAATGTGGACATCATTGTTTATTGAAAATCTAAAAACGTGCCCGAATCATAATAATCAAGTTTGGGATCTGTTTTGGTGGTATAATTTTACATGGAAATGGATATATGTTTATTATCGATTATTTTTGTTTAGCAACGTAACAAACAATATTAATACTGCTTGGTTAGATGATCGATATTTTCCATTTTTTGATACCACAAATTTTCAATTATGGAGTATGAACAATCAAGAGTCTAAACATCTAGGATCATGGAATACATATAAGATTTCTGCAAAAAAGTTTGTGTGTAGCGTATTAGGGTCTAATGAATATTTGCAAAAAGTAAAAAGACCAAGTTTAAAAAATATATTATATCTACGTCCAAGATTTAACGCAATCACTGCTGATCAAAGTGTAACACAATCTATAGATCTTAGTGATGTATTTGATGATACAAATCACATTACAAATTTTAAACATGAATAGAATTTATACATTTGATAAAAATACAAAAAAGTTCACATACCAAATAGATAATTTTGATAAAGTAACTACAGATACGTTCTTTGATGCAGTTGATAAAACTGTAAAAGATATCAAACAAGAGATGACAGGTTTAGGACTTGATAAAATTGGTCTGTGCCTTTCTGGAATTGACAGTGAATTAATTGCACATTACATACACCTAAACGACATTCCGGTAGAATATTTTTTCTTTCATATTAACGGAATTAATGATTCTACAAAAATAATAGTTGAGGATATTGCTAAGAAATATGGTGTTAAATTAAACATTTATGAATTTTCCATTGATGATATTCTAAAATCAATAATACATGAAAATTTTAAAATTACTGAAGTATGTTGGCCCACGTACTCTACAGTCCCATATATTTTAAAATTAATTCCAAGTGATTTTTATATAATTGTAGGAGAGGGTGATCTAGAAAAAGATAGTGTAAACAAATACCTAACTATCTTTAATAGAAAAATTACCAATTACGATTCTAGTGTGTTTTACATACCTATGCATCTAACTGAAATAGCTTATCAGCAATCTTTAAATTTTTATAAAAAATCTGGCGAAATGAATTTTTATAGCAGGATTTTTGATTCGTGGTATCATATTTTAAACAGCAATAAGTTGAGAACTAATGGTAAGTTTTTTTATGATCCTAAGAGTATATTGCTGGCAGATTTAGTAAAGATGAATTTTGTATCTCCTCTTAAAACTTTAAATTTTGAAAATATGAAATTAGCAGATACCATAATAACTCTATTAAAAAATAAGGGGTCCGCGAATTGGGACCCCTATATAGGAGATGTTGTATTAGTTCCTAAAAACTTAATATATTAAATATCTTCAAAAATTTTAGGACCTATAGTAATACCAACAGAAGAGTAGTATTCGTTTCTTAAATCCCAGTACGGGACAAGGTCCGGGTCAACATCGTATTCGTCAAAAGCCGCACGATCAACCCAAACTCCTTCATAAAACATTTTCAATCCATCTTCGCTATATGTGATATTATACGAAATGTGTTTACTTGAATCAATATAAGTTTGTAATTTGGTCTTAAATTCGACGGCTGGTAAGACATCCCCGTGCCAAGGAATATCTGCAGAAGGTCTTGTATATTCTCTTTTAATTTTAATCATTGTTATCTCCAATTATTGATTATTTATATATGTTCTAGTTTTCATAGGGTTAGCTTCATCTTTTGGACCGTCTTCACTATCTGGATGAAAAACAGCTAAACTCATAAAAGAGTCTGTTGTAAAAAATCTATGTCTAGCGTGTCTGTCTAAAATAAATCGATCACCTTTGGATAATTCAACTACTTCTTTGTCAATTTCAGCAAATCCCCTACCTTCTAATATTACGCCTATTCGAATACTAGGATGTGTGTGAAATGTTTGCTTTATATCGTTAGGAAAAAACAAATAATTTATACAGGGATCTCCGTTACGCAACGGATTAATAATATTGGTATTTGAGCAACCATCTATATAACTTAATTGACCCTGAATAGTAGGATCAAATGTTACCAATTGTTGCTCTTGAAATTTGTATCCGGGAGTTTCAATAATCAATGCACTCCCATCTAATACAATATTTTCATTTACGCAGGCGCCAAATTTTCCGTTAATTTGATAAGATGCCGATACCATCTTACAATTATTTCCAATAATAAATGTTGAATGATTTTTTAATTCAGATGTGTAATGAGTATCTATTACTTTTATTTTTAAAATAGTCCTATCATAAATTGTTAACTCGTCTGTTATTTTTTGAAATTTCATCGTGACTGCCTCTGTAGTATAGGTAGTATTTACATATCAAAGACACATGTTTAAAAATTTCTTACTATAGGAGAATTAATACAAGTTGATTCATAAATTTCGTTATTACAAGTTTTATCCGCTACTTTGTAAAACCCACAGTTACTTATTAATTGGGCCTTTAATTTCATTATAAAGTTGAGTTATAGTTCTATCTATTTGTTGCCTGTAGGGCAAACCATTGTACTTATTTTTCAATACAAGTTGAACTTCAGCAACTAGATCATCAATTTTTTCAAATCCTGTCTGTTTCTTGCGTTCGATAATATCGGGATACATTTCTCGAAAGCCTAGTATTTTTGTAGAATTGATGCCTAATCGTCCACGGTATTCGTCGTTTACTAATTTTTTAAACCAGGTTAACGTAGTATACCCTAAAACCAATCCAGGTGACCACTTAAACCATTGATAAATTGCAGGACGATTATGTAGAATGTTGTATTTGTCACATCCTAAATCGTGTTCAAAATCTTGCATCAACCAAGTACCCTTTTTACTATAGTCATCATCTGTACGATACCATCTTACATCACTATGCCCTACAATAATTAACCCATCGGCACAGTCTGTAAATTTAAGATGGGGTAGCATTCTAGGTCTATCTATTTGTGCATCTTCTGATACTTTTACTGCATCGTTTTCATAAAACTTTTTTAAGTTAAAGTCTACTATTGTATAATCAATATTAAGAATAGAACATACGGTAACGGCATAACTTACATCATAAATGTTTAGATCATTTTCGTACCTAACAACATAAACCTTAGGGTTTGAGCCAATTGCTAGGTAGGAACGTAGTATTATTTCGCTATCTACTCCACCACTAAAAAATATGCAAGGTCTTAATCCTGGATAATGATCTATAGTGCTTTTGGCTGCTTCGATTAATTCTTCTTTGAACGATAATAATGGTCTATCCATTTTAGTGTAAATGGTTTTAAGCTCTTTATTTTCAATTTGTCTCCCAAATAAAGCATCATTGCCGTATTTCCATTGATACCAATTATTTTCACTTGTATACATTTTTGTGAGTTCCGAATATTATGTCCCATATTGGCATGAATAGCCCATAATTAGAATTATTCCGATGATGAATCAAATGCCATTTACCACTAGTAAGAATAGGTAAATTAAAATTTGAATTATGTTCTATTGATTCTTGTATAAATGCAGCCCATATATAATAGAACACACTAATCCACCATTGACCAGTTACTAAACTAAACAACAATGTAGGAATAACTTCAGTGAGCCATAAGTCTAACGTGCTAGTCCAATCATCATTAAATAATACTAAATTAGACCAATGCCACGTTGTAGTATGGTTTAATACAAATCTATGGTGATGCATATGTATAGTACGTACTACAGGCAGTTTGTGCCCTATTCTATGAATCCAATATAGAATTAACGTCCATAGAAAGAAATACAGAAGAAACATTTAAATCTTTATCAATTTAATAATTAGACCTGATATGTCAACTTCCCACCACTTTGTACCAAAGTATGAATTCTTAGGATATCTGTGATGATTGTTGTGCCAACTTTCTCCCCAACTGGGAATTGACCATAACCAATTATTTGTGCTTTGATCTGATAGATTATAAGTTCGATAACCGCCAAACCAGTTTGGCATATGCCCTACATAGTTAACTACATTACTCATAAGTCCAGTAATCACTGCTGGCATCCAATGTGCAAATACCATTAACCAGAAGCCGCCGGCAACAAAAAGTACAGCACTATAAGCTATAAGAATGGCAAAATAATAACGGTGTAAGAACTGTTGAAATTTATCAGTAACTAGATCACGCATACGCCATTTAGTATCCGCACTGATTTGATTAACATAATCTAGTGTAAAAATTTTAACGCCTTTGTGTAAAGGACTGTGTGGGTCTTCTGGTTTGTCGCTCTTTAAGTGATGGTTGATATGAATAGCAACCCAGGCTAATGGACTGCCGGTGCCCGCAAAACAGCCTACAACTGAAAGTATTTTAGTTAACCATGGATATGTTTTGTAACTGTTATGCGTTAACCGTCTATGATATGTTATTACGATTCCTAAACACCCGTAAACAAAGTAACCTAGTAAAACTAACAACAATTCAATTGCACTCATGCCGTAGATATATACGCCTAGTATAGATCCTAGCAAAGATATGATTAAAAATAGTTGGGCACCCAACGTACTGCTTGAAAAATAGTTCTTCATGCAACTATTTATCAGGTAAATTGTGGCCTTTAAGTTTTCTAGATTTTATAACAATATTATCTGGTTTCAATTCCTGTCCCATTAATCTCCAGTACAATTCAAATTCTGGTTTGGTATTTGCTGGAACAACAGCCAGTGTAGTCAAGTCATACTTTCCTTGAATTGCATATGAATTTTTCTTCCATTGTCTTTCGTATACCCGTTCTAGTCTTTCTGCTATACTGTAAAAGTATTGATGATACCCTCGCCCTTCTGCTATGTCAAATGCCGCTTTAAACAACATTCCAAATTCGGGCCGGTTAAAATTAAAATAAGACGTATAAACAGAACTAAAAAAATTTGAGATTACCCAAAATTTTCCTCGCATCTTACTTTCGTAAAACCCTACAGTTATCCAACTAATTAATTTACCATCTTCAAAATAACCAATTCCTACAGAATTGTTAGATTTAGATTCTTCTCGAAGAGCTTGATAACGTTCGGGGGATATTGGAGTAGTACCGCTTATTTTTTTACGAGAAAAAATAATTTGTTTACAAAATTCTTCGTACTCTTGATTGCCAGTAATTTCACGAACTTCTGTCATAGTGTTATTGTTTTATAAAATTTATTAATACTCCAATTGGATCGTATTCATATTTTAATACTTTTGTCGAAGTTTTTTGGGCGTTGGCATGGTGATTATTATGCCAAGCATCGCCTAGTATAAACGGCCAAAGATACAAATTGTTAGTGCTACGATCTGTTGTTTCAAAATTTCGATAACCCTTCATATGTGCAAAATAATTAAACATAGTTTGAGTCACACTGACTACAAATACAGGAATAGCCCACATATAAAATATCAAATTAAAATCAATTATAGACAACAATACTAGGAAACTTAGTATTAGCAAAAGATAATACTTGTCAATTTTTATGTGTGCGGTAGTTAATAATTCTTTTACAATAAAGTGATTGATTTTTGTATTTTCTTGTATAGGTTTAAATCCTATAAACTTAAAAGTATCGTAATGCGGACTGTGAGGATCTTTTTCGGTGTCAGAAGTTGCGTGATGAATACGGTGTATATACACCCAACCTAGGGGACTTCCGCGGCCTGATAGCACAGCAAACACAGTAAAGAACCATTTGATCACTGAGTTTAGTTTAAAACTTTTGTGGCTGTAATATCTGTGCAGCATCATGCTGATTCCCAACACACTATACCCGTAGAACATCAATACGGATAGCAATATGTATTGCCAAGAAACATCTGCAACGAATGGACACACTATAATAAGTGCGATTGACAAGAGTTGGATTATACGCAATGTATTCGGGGAAGACGAAAATAGTTTCACTCAGTATTTATTATGTAACTCATGACGCCTGATTAAATAACATATGAACAATATTATATTGCTACCGATTGATCTGCCTAAGCTGGAATTAAACAGAGACAAGACATTAGAATACTTTGATGCTAGAAAAGAAAGACATCAAGATTGGAATTGGGTTAACTTTAAAAAAACAAATCAGCCAATTGATCCGGAACTATTGAAACTTTTTCCAGATCTGGATGAAAAACTACGAGCAATTCCGTTGTTAGATTATGATAACGGTGGACATTTTGATTTTAGAGAGCAATTTGTCAATAATAAACCGCACCAAGATCCCATTGCCAAGTCCCTAGCGCCCTCCAATCTAGGACCTACTGCTTACAAAAATCTAGTAATGCGTGACATGTTAGAGACATTTTATGTATTACCAAACTCTACAAATCCCGATATTGTTCAGTATGATGCAAGATCTAGAGAAAAATTAAATCCAGTATTTCCTATACTTCCCGATACCACTGATTGGTTTATTCTAAATAATCATCTAGGATATCACGGATCGTTTTTAGCCCCAAAAGAGTATAGAAAAATCACAATGTTTATTGCAGGCAAACTAGATTCTACAAAACATCTAGAACTTCTAAATAGAAGCATCGAAAAATATAAAGATTACATCATTTATAATTAAGTATCAAGGTAAAATGAGAGTTTCAACATATAACAATTTGTCCGCTATTGAAAAAACAAACTTTTATTTTTTTCTTGAGTCGACACACTTAGAATTAAAATCTGCTAATATTAATATGTGGCACAAGGATTGGAAAAATGAAAAACATACATTGCCTTTTATCTTAAATAAAACAGATAGATTTAATGATAACAGTGGTGCATACCATATAGTATTTGACGGAGAAACTATAGTTGCTTGCGGGGGTGTATATATTAGTAATTTTTCTCAAGATGTTGCATTTGTGGGTGTAAGGACATGGGTTAATAAAATTTATCGTCATCAAAGCATTCTTAGGGAATATCTATTTCCTATACAAAAAATCTGGTGCCAAGAAAAAAACATAAAAATTATAGCATTAACATTTAATGATTATAACAAAAATCTTATACAGGTCTTCCAAAAACGACGATTAGGTGAGACTAAAGAAAGGATTACTACTCGACAACCCCGTCATCTTTTTTACAACAATTTAATTGAAGTAGAATTCCCTGTAATGATACAATATACTAAGCAATGGGTAATATATGAAAAATTGGATTCTACGTTTAATTTTGATTGGAGCACTGTGAAATGATTCCTGTATCAATACCATTAATTTTTCCTAAGGTTGTACCCAATGACTGGGAAATATGGAATAAAGTATGGGAGAAAAATAAAAAATTTGTTCCGAAGTCATTGCAGACAAAAAACTTAGCACAAGCCTATTGGGTGGGATTTGATATCTATGTTAAACCAGGTATAGACTCAAATGATATTATGCCGTACACATGTAAGAATGTAAACTGTCCTGAACTATTTCCATCATTGTTTGATCACTTAGATAAACTTCCTATTGAAGTACATGTAGTTCGGATGTTGCAAAGTTTCACTAAGGTCTACGCTCATCAAGACTTTGCCTCAATTTCAGGATACAATTCAATAAGAAGTTTATTAACTGATAACAATCCAAAACAAACTTGGTGGTATGAAGATAGTAATACGAACAAGCACTATCTAAAATTACCGGAAGATACTAACACTTGGTGGTATGATGATGCAAAAGTAAAACACGGCACTGATTTTAATCCTCGATATAACAAACAACTAATTATGTATCAAGGACCTATAAAAGAATCTTTAAAATCTGTGTTAACAGATAGTATACAAAAATATTCAGATTACGTCATCTATGTTTAATAAAAATATAGGTAGCAATATTCTCTAAACAGCTTCTTTATCTACTTATTATATAAGGTGAAAGTTTTTCTAATATATTAGTTTTCACAAGTGATCGTATACTTAAACACCAACGTCCGCTGTCAGTGCTGTAATTATGAACTGAATGTGGTATGTCTGTTCTTACCAGGCATAATCCTTTAATTTCAGTTTCTTCTATAATCTCAACTTGATCTGAAGTATAGAAAAAATAAGGAGTATTAGCAGTAGTCAATACCCTTTTAGGTGTACTTCCTTTTTTAATTGAGTACCATTTCATAATAGAATTAGAACTCCCCCATGCATAATTAATAGCCCAACCGCCTGCATGATTATCTATATGAATATACGTTAAACCAGCAGGAGGACCGTAAAATAAATTAATAAAGAGTGGGATATCTAGCGTAGATAAGAAATCAATAATCTCGGGTGATAGTATATCCTCTTTATTGAGAATCTTATGAGTTAACCAACCTGTACCTGAAACGTAATTTTCTTGTTTAAAATTTTCAACAATGATGTTCTTGTTAAAATCAATTAGGTAGTAGTTGTCCATTATAAAAATATTTATATAAAGCACCGGGTAGTATAGGATCTTGATCCTATACTTTTATCTAATAATTGATCAAAAAATAGTATAGCATCCTAATGTTAGTGCTATTCTAAACCTTTAATGAGTGGATGAAACTCGCCGCCTATCAACATGTCTAATGGATGTTTCTTTCCAAAAAAATCATTAGTAACCCATGCATCTTCTTCTTCGATGTAATCGAACCAAGGACTAAATCCTAGAACAACGTGTATACGTTGAAAGTTTTTTTCTTTACAGGAAATACTCGATGAGGTAGGTTTGTGTCCCAGCTATAGACATTTCCATATTCTAAAAATTCAGGTTCTGAATTTTCCATTTGAAACAAACAATCTGTATTAGAGGATAGTAAACAAAAATATTCAGATTACGTCATTTACGTTTAACAAGAAAAAAGGTAATCTTATATAATAATTATTTATTGGTAGATAATTAAATTTCTGGACTCCAATAAATTGCTGAATCTTTATAATGTTCGGCAGAAGATACAATTAAGTTTTGAAGATGTTGAGGAATTTCAGACGTGGTTTTGCCAGTGCTTACTATTACAGCAAGTCTTTTTGAACTGGGTATATTTTTATTCACAGCATGGATTGCTCTCACGTTATTGATATAAAATACTTGTTGCGGATTTGGAATATTAGCCGCATATTGTACATCTTGAATAAATTCCCAAGGTCCAAGAGGATCAATTGCTGATAGTAATTCTGAATGTGAATTGTGTGGAAGTTTTGTTGGTTTAATCAACAGAGAGTTTTCTAACTCTGTGTTTTCTAAATACATACGTAGTCCCCATTTATCAGGATCACGGTGCCAAAATCCTAATCCACGATGATTGTCTTTTACTGGTAGTAAAACAACAGAGTCGATTTCTGAAGTTGCTAAGTTGTATGCATCTCCAAAAAAAGAAGCTAATTGTGGAAATTCTTTATCAAAATTAAAACGCCATACTCTATCGTATTTTGCATATATGATAGTCCACGGATATATATCACCTGTTATATGTTTACTTGAATCTGGTCGAGATTGAATTGTTTGAGTAACATAAAATTTATGTACCCACGATAACAACTTTGTATAATCATAAGTTGGAAAATCTAGCGACACTAACGGTGTATATAAAATATCAATTGGCCTCATGACTATATTTAACAGTTATATATTATATAAAAATCTATATAGTGTGTTGAAAAACATGCTCAGGAAACCAATTACATTGTGGGTCCGTTGCCACTCTTAAATCCAACGGTACCACCTTCTGCTTCAATACGTTTGATAACATCTTCAAACAAGATAGGAGCGAAATCCGGAGTTTGTTCTACACATACACAATGATAGCGAGTATCAATTACAGGAATTCCATACTTACCTGCAGGTTCCATCATTACACGATTGGCGTGTAAGTGACCGTGAATGTTAGTACCAAAGCGGCCTAATGACTCTGGGTGCAACGGAATATGACTTAAAATAAGTCCGTTCATCACGTGGTAGGCACGTAATTCTCTAAAGTGTTCGCGATAGTCCTCGTCTCTAAAGATATCGTGGTTACCGCGTATTAACACTTTGTCACCGTTTAACCGATGTAAGATTTTCAAGGCCTTGCGGTTAATAACAACATCACCTAAATGGTAGACTTTGTCAGTGGGTTTTACACGTTCGTTCCAAGCCTTGACCATAGCTTCGTCCATTTCTTCGGGACTATCCCATGGACGTAATTTTGTAACACCATCGTTACGGGTAAAGCGGCATACACCTGTGTGTCCAAAGTGCGTGTCGCTTACTAAGAATACACTAGGCATATTCGCCTCCTTTCTTTAATAAGTTTCTTTTACAATATCAAACTCTTCTTTAGGCCACTTGGCTTTAAATTCTTCCGACTTAACGTAATCGTTGTATGCCTTAGCATCAAAGAATACTTTTTGGAATACTGTTGTAAATCCACCTTTTGGGTTTATAGTCAAATAAACCGATTTTGCCTTACCTGCCATTTTTTGCCTTTCAAGCTGTTAACCAATTGTCACTGTCTCTATATTCTATAGATTCGTTGCCGTCGTACTCTGTTACTTTAAACTGGGCTCCTACAGGAACCCACTCTACCTGTAATGAGTCCATACCTCCGGCATATATTTCTGGATACTTTAACTCTACATATACCTTGAGTTCATCCCAGCGTTCTGTTTCCACATATTTTACTATAGTTGGATCAAAAACAATTTCTGGATATTCTGTGTTCCACGTATACCATCCTGCTCCAAATCCGGGAGAATACACTACACCTACTTTTCCGTTTTCTTGCAATTTATTCATGTTTAACATTCTAAATCAATGTGACGACCTTTGTCTAAATCTAAACGAAGATTTCTGCTCACTCGTTCTGCTATGATTTGATCAAGTCTGCGTTCTTCGATTTTTTTGGCGTAATCTTGCTCTCGTTGTTTTTCCAAACGAGTCTGATCTAAACGATACTGTTCTAGATTATACTTGATAACGCTTTGTTCTGCTCTTGAAATACTCATAGTTCATTCCTAAAAGTACGCCAATCATCTAAGTTTGGCTTTTCGTCTGGATCATATGTCCATCCTAACGCTTTCATCATGCGGTGCTTGACTAACAAATTTGGAGCACGGAATCTCTCAGTGTCATCAAACCCCATTGCTACACCAACCTCACAGACCGCACCCGATCGGCAAATGCCAGCATAGCAATGAACAACCACATTCATGCGATTTTCTAGTGCGTGTTGCAGTAGTCGAACAAGCTCTGCGGCCTGCTCATGACTACAACGCATGGCTTCATCTAGAGCAAAGTCCTTTTCTTCAATGTCCAAAAACTCAAAGTCATGACGCTCTTTGAATTCATGCTTGGCTTCTGGACGCCAGCTTGCGGGATCAGTAATGCTGATCAACATACTATTCTCCCCGGCCGCATGATGGAATCCTGTTGGGATGTCAGCGGCTGCTACATTTTCAATCCACGGCATATCTGCCTCCTATCAAAATTCAGATCTAATAATCAATCGTTCTGCAATTTCTCTTGCAAACTGAGCTGCTTGTTTGTTAATGTCTTCCTTGCAGCCACGCACACGATGAATCATCATCCATGTCTCAGCCTGTTTTTCCATCATGCTAGCAAAATCAGACCATGTAAAGTTTGGACCACGATACTTTGAATTACAGAACATTGCAAATTGTCCTGCTACATTTGCGTAGCATATATTGGCAACTTCCAAGATCTTTTTATCACTAATGCTCATTTTTTTGTACCCGTTCTTTCTCTATACGGCATAATGCCTTTTGTTACAATCTATAAGAAACACGACCTTTTGACAGATCGTAAGGGCTAACTTCTATCTTGACACGATCACCAAGAATGATACGAATCTTGTGTTGCTTGAGTTTACCGCTGGTATAACACAGCATCAAGTTGGGCATGTTTTCAATTTTTACTTTATACATACTGCCCGGCAGAACTTCTTCTACAACACCTGTTAATTCGATTATATCTTCTTTAGCCATCTAGTTTTTATCTTTCCTTTTTAACACGGCCGATACGGCTCGATTTATTCCAATCGTATTTAACGCCATCTGGGCACTTTCCGTCTTTGATGCTGTCTACACCAAACACCCCTACGATTTCAAATTCGCCACCTTGAATGGTAACAAACACATTTAATTCTTTGGCAAATGTCAAGGCCAAATCCAAATTGGCAAACTCTGTTGAGCTTTGTTTTTCTATTACTTTGTACATACGACTATTATACTGTCTTTCCTTTAAGTTGTCAAGTGGTGCTCTAGCCAAGAATTGAACTTGAAATTCAGTCTTACCAAGACTGTGTAATACCATTTTACTACAAGAGCGTGGTCCGGCCTACAGGAATCGAACCCATATTCACGGTGTAGAAGACCGCTGTATTATCCATTATACTAAGGCCGGATAAAGAAAAACCCTGCCCTAAGTACTATGTCTTAGAGGGCAGGGCCGTGTTGTTGATGACAGACTATTTGGCTCATTATACTCCGCCTGTCAGGGAGAGTTGTTATTTTACATCGTACTCGTAGTTTACGGTGTCTAAATTTTCTCTAAAAACTCCGGCGCCATTTTTGGTATGAAACTTCTTGGCCATATCGGTCTTTGGACTCAGAGTGACAAAGCGTTCTATGCTGGGAAATTGCTTTTGTATTTCTGCTACAGTTGCTCTCAGCAATTCTACACCAGCCCCCGGGGCGTAACTCCAAATGGTGTAGAAAATTGCTGCGGTTGGCACTTCCGTATCTTTGATCAAATCATCGACATCTTCCGGTATGAAATCGTGTAAACTCACACATACCATAGCTCGAGGAATGTCATCAACTAGAGCACTCACAAACTTGTTCTTTCCTACCCTAAACTCCTTAGGCAACTCAGGGCGAACAGGATCATCCTTTATGTAATCTAGGAGTGGGTCAGTGAGATTGGTGATAAAGGATAACATTTTTTTCTTTCAGTTTATATGCGTACTTATGTCTTTTAGACAAAAAGACTGTTACAGTTTTATTACGGTAGATATTCTACGTCCACTGCTAGGATAAATCTATAATCATTGCTTTGGACCACGCCCGGTCGATGCCATTGATTACTGGGATACAACAACCAACTGTAATCAGTAGGGCGAACAAAGAACTTTCCTTCGCCTTGGGGTCCATTTGGCGCCATTTCAGTTCCGCAATAATCACGGTCTTTTACATCCTCGGGAATATGCAGATAAAATATACCACTCAGCATCTTGGCATTTGGATTTGTAGGATGCCAATGATCGTGCCATAGCTTTTCACGATCTTCTACACCTTCTAGATTGGTCATAAATGCCCAGGCCATCATGTTATTGACTTTTACTTCTCGCCCAAGATACATAAACACACTGAACAAGAAACTCATACGGTACTTTAACCATACAGCTTCGGGTCTTGCAAATATGTTTTCTTGGGTTTGATACTTTGGACTATTTTTAAAATAGTTCCCATCGGCGACAATATTCTTTATAATGCCTATGGCAGTTGTATTATCTTCTTTACCGATCGTAGAACTAAAGTCAAATTTTCTAAAGGTATCGTTTCTGTCAATAACTGTGTGCATAATTTGGAGCGGGGTAACAGAATCGAACTGTCCGCATCAGATTGGAAATCTGAGGTATTACCACTATACGAACCCCGCATTGTTATTTCTATTTATTCGTCGTCTTCTGGAGGATTGGCCAAAGGTGAAGTTGAAGGCTTTTTCTTAGACCACATTGAATATGATTCTCCTTCGACCCTACCACTTTGATTTGGTTTTAGTTGTTGAACTACACCACCTTTGGCTAGAAACTCAGCCATCGCTGCTTCTGTTGCCGCTTGATTTTCTGCTTTTGTCATTGTTGCCTTTTATAAAAAATTTGGTAGAAAACTGACTAAATTATTAATTCAGTATTGAAACTAATAATTATTCGTTCGTCCGACTTATTCAACTCAGTGTCTGAACCATGTGGTAACCAGCTGGGAAATACTATTAATTTCCCAACAGTGGGTTCGAAACTCATTTTATTGTATGTATATGTTGTAAGATGTTTTTTAGGTAGATATTCTAAAAAAGGATTAACATTATTAAAAATAATTTTACTACTATTATTATCTACTTGCAAATACAATACGCCCGATATTAAACTAGAATAATGAGTATGGGTTAATAATGCACTATCTTTATATTGAAAACTAGCCCAAGAATTACCTAGTTTACCACAGTTGTAACCAGATGTTTTTTCATATTCTAACACAATATCAGATAATGATGATAACATATTAGCACATGATTTTACATGTTGTTGAATGTCTTCTAATAATCTATTAGAAATATTAAATGTAGTAAACGATTTCCCAGTCATTGCCGGATAAGGTTTTTTAGGTAATCCTCGTATGTAAGTGACAATATCATTGCACTGAGTTACAGTCAAAAACTCTGAAACTTCAAAAAGTGAAATTGGAAATAGATTACATTTTGTTATTTTCATAAATTTAAAAAATTGGTCGGAGTACAAGGATTCGAACCTTGGACCCCCTGGTCCCAAACCAGGTGCGCTACCAGACTGCGCCACACTCCGAATTAATTGGGAATCATATGAGGAACATAGGGCACTGCTCTAGGACCGTATCTCTGTTGCAGAAGCTTCATTGCTTCCTGTGCTGTTTCTGCACCAACACGATCCTTGAATTCTTTGCCGTTGACTCTGATTGTTGCTTCAAATAATTTCATAATATTGGTTGCAGGAGTCGGAGTCGAACCGACGATCTGAAGCTTATGAGACTTCCGAGATACCACCTTCTCCATCCTGCGATAACTTTATTAAAACAAACTAAGGCATATTAAAAGTTATAGCTATGCTAAAGAGCTCCGGGGAAGCCAAACCTAATCAAGTATTTCTACAAGATTCTAATTTGTTCTAATAAAGTGTCCGGCTACTTACACCACATAAGCCCCGAACTGAGCGGTTACTCTGTCCATAACATTTATTCTTCTGGAAAGGTGCTAAACCTCACCCAATGCGTTCTAGTATCCCTTAACTCAGAGAACTAATGGTCATAGCATTGAATACCCGGCGCTCTCTATGGTGACTGCCCCACCCCCGTTTATTACGTGTACGGGATCACGGGTTTTTAAACTAAACCTTCTGATTGCAATGTTGCCACTACTTCTTCACTGAGTGGAATCTCTGTTTTGATATTTAACTCAAGTACTTCATCGTTGAGTTTCTGCTTTTGTTTCTTGAGATTTTTAATCTCTGTACTAATCACATCTAGCTGTTCGTGACCGATGACATTAGTAGACACTGTGTCACTAAATCCATAGATACGGCTACGGCTACTTTCGCTCTTGTCGTTGCGAATCTTGTCCAACTTACCGTTGATCACGGCAAGATTAGTTACAGGATCTACTACAAGACCTTCAAGTTGAGCAACACGTTTGTCCACAAAGGCAGCAGTGGCCAATTTCAAATCAATGCCGCTTTGTGCGTTGGCACTGCCCACAAGACCACGAATGTTATACAAGGCCAACAGCAGGCGTTGTCTCCGACTGTCGTTGTTAAACAGCGTATCGTTGGCATTCTTTAGTTCTACTGCTACATCTTGAAATTCATTGAGATCAATCGATGTTGTGATTTTAATGCCCTTGATAGCATCATTGATGCTGTTTTGTAGGGCGCTGGCTTTTCTAAGTGAAATATTCATCTCGTTGTCCTTTACGTTTTTTTGGTAATTTATTAATATAATCTTTATAGGTATACTTGCCTTCTTCAATCTCTCGAAGTGCTGTAGAAATAAATGTTTTGCCTGGTTCAGCGACTTTGGGCATTGAACCGTTTTTTAACTCTCGGGCTCGCTGACTGGCAACTAGTACCAAGTCAAACCTATTGCCTATCTGTTCTACTGCTAATTCTGATGTTAATCTTGATGTCATATTTTCCTCAGGTTAAAAAACGGTTCAGTGAAAGGTCAAGTAAAAGACTGGACAATGTGCAAATAACAATGCTCAATATACAATCCACAGGGGTCACTATATTTCCGGAAACAAGACACAATTCTGTCATATCCCAAAGGCCGGAACACAATGACACGGATACTTTTTCAGAGTATTTGGAGTTAAGTTCCATTTAGCATGAAGCCAAACAGTAGTGTCTTCTCTCATCTACCTTTCACTTTGCCGGTTGTGTATTGCTACACAACAAAACTATTATAGCACTATACAAGATGTTTGTCAACATCTTTTGACTACATTGGTGCCCCTACACAGAATCGAACTGCAAACTGCGGATTACAAAACCGCCGTTATACCATTTAACTATAAGGGCAATGCTTGGTGGAGGATAACGGATTCGAACCGTTTGCTCCTGGTTGCAAACCAGGTGTGTTAGCCAAGTATACCAATCCCCCAATATTTCACTTACCTTCGTTGAGTTTATACTCTTGAAGTTTTTCTTTAAATGCTTCTTCGGTTAGTCCGTGCCAACCGATGCACTTGCCGGTTGGCGAACGACCGCAACCGCAAGATCCGATTTTACTTTCATCTTCTTTTACTCGTACTTGCATAGTATCAATCCTGTTAAATTCTTCATCTTCTCGAACTGCATCTTGCACTTCTTGAGGACTCTTGCGAAAAATTGTATCCCATCTATTGTCAAACTCACGCTGGCTGACACTAAAGGGTCTTGCTTTAGATCCCTTGCTCATATCAACTTCCTGAAGATACGGTCCCAGATGCATGGGTGGTAAAATTACCATTGCCCGGTTTGCGTGTTTCACGCTTGGGTTGAACAGCGGCACATAGCTCTGCATCAATCATGGCACGTTTCCACTCACCTCGCTTGTGAGGATCTAGAACTCTACTCATTGCTAGACTTGCTTTAGTCAAAGATGACATCTTGTAATTTGGACCTGGTTTCATTATGTTTCCTTTATTAAAATCTGGTTGCTCTGACGTCCCCCGGCGGTAATTATAGTACAGAAAGATATGACGCTATCATACCTCTCACTCGTACCTTCCACCCGCTTCCCGACAGGGACCGTTCTCGCATTGCTAGCGGCCTTTGGGTTTAAAGACTACCACCCGTAGTTGTCACACTACTTCTCATCGTGCGGGTCACACTATCCGAAGACACTCGGAACGTTCTGGCGGAGCATGTAGGAATCGAACCTACTCACCACTTGCGCAGTGACAGATTAGCAATCTGTTGCCTTAACCGGTCGGCCAATGCTCCATTATCTTGTTGCTTTACGTAGTAATTTATACCAGTAATATCTCACACCACGCCAAGTCGGCGTAAAATTCCAATTGACAGCAAACCCCACTTCGTTAGGAATATTTCGGTATGCCTGGTCTATAATTTCTTTGGGTATCATACAGTCTTCTTTCTACTAGTGGTACCTGGTCACGGTTTCGAACCGCGGACCCTCTCGGTGTAAACGAGACGCTCTACCCCTGAGCTAACCAGGCAAAATTCTTTACCATATTGAAACACACTAACTACCACGGTATGTACTAAAGTTCAATGAACCGTTACAACCCTATCTTTAATATGTTTCAATATGGTGCGCAAGGAGAGACTCGAACTCTCAATCCTTTCGGCAATGGCTTCTAAGACCATCGTGTATACCATTCCACCACTTGCGCAAAATCTTACTTTAAATTTTTAATGAACATTACTAATTGCTTAGTATGTAACTATTATATAGTCATTACGTTATCTTGTCAACAGTTATTTTAAAATATTTTTTGGTGCCGTCCTTAGGATTGAATTTCATTTGTTATTAGATCCTCAAGTTTTGGATTACCATTAAATCTAATGCATACTGTTATTCTAGGATTATTAAAATCTACATTCACAATATTATGTGGGATTGAACTGTTTACTAATGTCCATTCATTCTTGCCTTCTAGTTCTGTAGCAAGACATACATCATCTTCTTTAAAATAATAAGCATCTGCTACTTTAGGAATAACATTTGATTTTGTATTATAAAAACACATCCTTGTCCCTTCAAACCCCACGAGAGGTAAGTTGAAGCTTGCATATCTCAATGTTGATTTACCATCAGCATGAATGGCCTGGGAATACGTGTGTTTAAATATTGAAAAATATTCAATCGGTGGAAATTTTAGTTTACTAACTAGCAACGAACTAAGTTTTAATATTTCTAAATCTTTATAAAAATCTTTTTTAAAATACATCATATATAAAGGACTAGACAATTGTTCAAAAATTTTATATTTTGGTATGAATTCTTTCAAAAAATAGTTAGTCCAATATACATTATCTATTTCTGGAAAGTGTTTATAAAAGTTTTGCATGTTGGTATTTATTAATTATGTAGAGTTCTAAGAGTCCAACTTAGTTGGTGCAACCTCTAGGAATCGAACTCCTATTCGCACTTTGGAAGAGAGCTGTATTCTCTATTATACAAAGGCGGCAATGTTATGCAATAATTGCTAAATTTTTATAACGTTTGAGACTTTTTTCTATCAGCGTCTGATGCCTTGCTGTATCAATAAATCCTCTAATATAGATAATCTTTCTGCCCGGATCATCCTTGAGCATGTGTAGCCCTGCTGTGGTATTTAAAAGATAACAACAAGGCACAGATGGCAATTCTGCTAACTTAAACGTGCCTCCACTTTTAACATAAAGTACATCAGTGGACCCTTCTAGGACTAGACGATACCCTGCAGGTTCGTTATCTAAAATATTAGTGTATTCTCCTTCTTCAAATTTCATATTTGGATATACATCGTAATGAGGTGACACAGCTTGTCTTTGCTCTTTATAATATACATTTGTTACTTTGCTTATAGGCAACTGATCTAGTACAGATTTTAAAGTATCATCAACTGTTTCAGTAATTCTAGAAGTATCCCAATACTGTTGATACTCTGCAGTTTTTATGTAGGTTAGGTTGTTGATGACGTTAATTGTAGACTGTATTTTTGATGTATCAATCTTTGGAATTTCAATATCAATTGGAAGGAATAATATGTTCATATAATATTTATTAAATTCCACCATTCTCGCATTTGTCTTGGTGCAACCTCCAGGAATCGAACCTGGTTCAACGGTTCTTCAAACCGCCGCTATGACCACATCAGCTAAAGTTGCATTAATCCTTTATAGTAGTATCAACTACATCAACACTGACACTTTCGGAATAGTATCCATTGCTGGAACCATACCACCGAACAGTTACAAATCCCTTGCGTGTAGCAAACTTGTAAAATGTCCATGTGTAAGACTCGTCTCCTGTAGCTTCACCTTCATAGTCAGAAACTTCTTCAGCTTCAACTAGTGGTGCTCCCACAAGGTCATCGAGGTCACCACATATGTCTTCTATGTAAACACTTTCGCAACAATCTTGGTGATGTTGGAATCTTACATAGTTTGTCTTGGACAGATACAGTGTCAATACTGAGTCGTCTGCTTCTGCCTTGTACAATGATCGTCCTAGTAATTCTTCGAACTTACGAACAGATCCCTTTAATGTGTTTAATATTTTTACTTGTTCCATGATATTTCTACTTTGTTGGGTTGAACCGGGGAATCGAACCCTCTCTAACTGTTTCACAGACAGTTGTGCAGCCACTACACTAGGAACAACATTGATCTATGTTTTAATCTTCTCCAATGCATCTTTACGCATTAGAAATTTTCTATCTTGAATAGTCTTGCTGACCAGTAGGTACTCAATGCCGTCGATTACTTGTACAGCCTTGGGATCATTACAGACCACTCGTTCATTGTTGAATCTATTTTTAAATGTAATTGTTTTCATAGCATTTTCCTTTATATGGCCGGACCGGAGAGATTCGAACTCCCAACCTCAAGTTTCGAAGACTTGCTTTCTATCCAATTGAATTACGGTCCGATAAATTTGGCAGAGGGTAAAGGAATCGAACCTTTAATAGCGGAATCAAAATCCGCGGTTATACCATTTAACTAACCCCCAACAGAAACTGGTCTCCCTACTAGGATTCGAACCTAGACCACACGGCCCCAAACCGCGGATGCAACCAGATAACACTTTAGAGAGATAATTGAATTTGTAAGTAGTAGAGCCACTTTAATCTCTACCATTCACCCGATTGCACTGGTCCGGACGGGAGGTGGTACATCACTTGGAATACTTGACATAGGTGCTCCGCTGCTTTTACGGGACTCGAACCCGCCCTACTTTTGCACTAGGTTGACCTTCGAAGAATCTTCCTAGCGAGTCTTTCTCTTGCTGACACTTACAAAACTTGGTGGTAACGGCTGGATTCGAACCAGCACCTTGCTCCGTATGAAGGAGGTGCACGACCATTATGCTACGTTACCATATAAAAACACACTCAAGTCCGCGGCTCGGAAGGCACTATACCCGCGATGATCTATGATCAGGCCTAATGTGTTTTTATATGGTGTCGCTACCCTCTAGCGGTCAGGCCTACTCTTGCGACTTCTCATCCTCCGGTCACGACATTGTGTATGACTAGTACACCTGTTTCGATCACATCTTCTGATACTAACCATAGAAAAACACACTAGTCGGAAACGACTTAGAGACCTACTCGCCCACAGTCACGAAGGCTTCTAATGTGTTTGTCTATGGTAGGAGCACCGGGACTCGAACCCGGAACTGGCAGATTAAAAGTCTGCTGTGATAACCATTTCACTATACTCCCATATGGTCCACGCTCTGAGAATCGAACTCAGTTAGTCCGGTTAAGAGCCGGGTACTTCGCCACTAAAGTTTAGCGTGGATGGATCGTAAATATTTTCTTTTACGTGCCATCCAGG